CTGGGGTAGGTTCTGGTGTTGGTTCTGGTTCTGGGGTAGGTTCTGGTGTTGGTTCTGGTGTTGGTTCTGGTTCTGGGGTAGGTTCTGGTGTTGGTTCAGGCTGTGGAATTACAACTGGTTCTGGAGCAGGGGTAGGGGCTGGTAAATTAGCAATAGCATCTGCTGTAACTACATAGGCAGTTTGAACTTTTGTTTCTGCGTTTTCAACAACAATAATTAAATTACTTATAACATTTTGTGTATTTTGTAATGCTGTTGTAAATTCTGATAATGCCTGTGCTTCCACAACATTAGCTTGTGAAGATATTGATTGTGCAATTGCAAGTGAGGAAGAGGCCTGCTGAACAACTATTGTTTGTAAGCTTTGTTGTGTTTGTAAATTAACGAGTGTTGCTGAAGCAGAATTTACTACCTGTTGCTGTTGACTAATTAATTCTGCAGAAACAGAATCTACTATTCTTGGAGACATTGTAAAGATAGTCCCACCATTGGAATATCTAACACCAATTCTTGGACCACCATATAAGCCAGAAGTATTTCCAGATATTTCAGAATATCCAGTCCATTCTCCAGTAGCTGGATCAACTAGCATATTCCAAACTACATTTGTCAGTGGGCCATTGGCATCTCCAAATCTATGCAATGACCACTCAACTGTTAAAGTATTGTCAGTGGTTGTTACTTTAGTATATGCCCCAGCTCCTGCTGTCATCCAGTCAGATTGATATACGTATATACCAGTTGTCTGTGGCCAATCCCAAAAAGTGTGATCTCCCTGCCCAAAAGAAATGAATGCCTTAGATGTTACATAAATTTGACTGGCACTCCCCTGGCCTTCATATAGCGTGTTTCCCATTCTGATATCAAATGGGACATCTATTTTTGTAGACTGATCCCACATTGGTGGAAGTATAACGCTAGTAGTAGATGCTGTGCTTGCCTCTACTGAATTTGTCCAGCCTGAGCTAGATATTTGAAAACTATTTGATGGTACATTAGTTAAAGCATTTAGTTCAGATTGCTCTTGTTGGACTACCTGTTGCTGTCCTGATACCGCTGCACTAATGGATGATAGGTTAATTACTGCTTGGCTGTAACTTGTTTGTGCTACAGTTAAATTAGAATCTGCTAGTTGTGAGGAGGCTACTGCAAGCTGATAAGAGTCTTGCTTTTGTTTAACATCCCATAGGGCATCAGAGGCACTTGATAAGGCTTGAGAGGCTTCTGCTACAGCCGTAGTAGCCAAGGCTATCACTTCTGAGACGGAAGCAATGCTTGTAGATCCACCACCAACTAGTTGCTCTACTAAGGCACTTGTACTAGCTAGGTTTTCTGTTACAACCTGTATCTCAGATGTTGCCGTAGTCACGGTGATTTCTGCTTGAGTGACTTGCTGATCTAATGTTAGGGTAACCGAAACCACTGAAGAAGATTCTTCTGCGTGTGCTAAATCTGCAGCCAAAAAAGTTGGCAAAAATGCTAAAGACATAGCAATAAAAACTTTTAAGTTTTTGCTCTTAATGGGGTATCACCTCGTGATTGGGGGTAGCCAATGTATTCTTATATTATTATACTTGCTTATATAAAAATAAAAGAGGCACAACCTTATTGTGCCCCAATTATACTTAATATCTTACTGGTCTAAATTTGAGTCAATAAGCTCAAACCCATTTTCTCTGTTTAGATATTGCCATTGAATATTTGTAATGCCAAATGTTTCCCAAAGATATCCTATAACCATCTTGTGATCTAATTCACCACAAGTGTAAAGATCAAACTGCAGAATCATTGGGTCTTTCTTTTCCCAAATGTGAAATGCAATGTGTGATGTTTCTACAGATACCGCTGCAGTTACTCCTTCATTCCCTGGCATATCAACATACTTTGAAACTGGGCCTGCTGCAATTTTCATATCAATGAGTTCAACAAGCTCCTGTAACCATAGCTTTGCGTACTCTTCAGTTTTAATTGGTTTTGTTATTTCTGCTCTAACCATTAAGTGTAAGTGTTTTAGTTCTTTCATTATTTGCCTATCTTTAAAATTCCCAGTCTTCGTCAGTTGTTGCTTCGTGCTTGCCAATTACATAAGATGAACCAGACCCTGAGAAAAAGTCATGGTTTTCGTCTGCATTTGGAGACAAGGCAGCCAAGATTGCTGGATTAACATCACAAACTTCCTTGGGGAAAAGTGCATCAAACCCTAGATTCATTAGTGCCTTGTTTGCGTTATAGTGTAAAAACTTTTTAACATCTTCTGTAAGACCAACTTCGTCATACAGCTCTCTTGTGTATCTAATTTCATTTTCATATAGCTCCATTAAAAAGCCATATGTCCAATCTTTTAGATCTTGCTGGCTATTCCAGTCAAGCTTGTTATATGCAATCTGGAATTTATATCCAATATAGTAGCCATGGACAGCTTCGTCACGAATAATGAGTCTAATAAGATCTGCAGTATTTGTTAGCTTTGCTCTGGATGAAAGATACATTGGCCAATAGAATCCACTATAAAACAAAAATGACTCTAGGAATGTAGAGGCAATCTTTCTTTTTAGTGGATCATCACCACGGTATCTGTCAAGAACAATACTTGCTTTCTTTTGCAAAAACTCATTGTCTTCAGACCACCTAAAAGCATCCTCAATTTCTTGTGTAGATGTGAGCGTAGAGAATACGCTAGAGTAGCTCTTAGCGTGAACGGATTCCATGAAGGCAATGTTGGTGATGACAGCCTCTTCGTGCTGAGTAATTGCATCTGGAATGATTGACATAGAACCAACGGTGCCCTGAATGGTATCAAGCATTGTTAGCCCAGTAAACACACGCATGCTTAGCAACTTTTCATTGTCTCTTAGGGTTGACCAAGACTGAATGTCGTTAGATAGTGGAACCTTTTCTGGTAGCCAGAAATTAGAAGTAAGCCTGTTCCAGACCTCTAAGTCAATAGGGTCTTCAACTTTATTCCAATTAATAGGTCTAGTTATCATAAGTCCTCCATTATAACATGCAACTTACGCAGTTGTCCATCTCCGTACCCTGCAAAGCCTGCTGACGAATACGAATATAATAAATAGTTTTAATACCATTTCTCCAAGCATATATTTGTGCCTTGTTTATATCCCTTGTAGTAGCAGTATCCTTAAAGAATAATGTCAATGACATTCCCTGGTCAATGTGTTGCTGTGCTGCAGCATAAACATCAATAATTTTTTCTGGCCCAATTTCATATGCGTCCTGGAAGTATTCCCTATTATCGTTAGTCAGGTATGGTGCTGGGTAGTATACTCTGCCCATCAAACCCTCTTTGCGAATTTCAATCTGAGATGCAATTGGATGTATTGAGCTAGTTGAATTATTAATATAGCTGATCGAACCAGTTGGTGGAACAGCTTGCAGGTTCTGGTTATAGATACCGTGTTCTTTTACGAACGCTTTAAGATTTTCCCAATCTTTTTGCGAGGGAACTTCAATCTTCGCTTCCTTGAAAAGCTTAGCGACTTTATCAGTTTTTGGAGACCAGTTTTGCGATATATATTTATCAAAAAACTCTCCAGTGGCGTACTTGGACTTTTCAAATCCCTCAAAGGCACTGCCCTTTTTCTTTGCAAGTCGTGCAGAGGCATATAAGGCGTGGTATAGGACTGTATAGAAATAGATGTTTGTGAAGTCGATTGATTCTTCTTCTCCATAGTGCATTTGCTCCTTTCCAAAATAACCGTGTAGATTCATTTGTCCAAGACCAATGGCCCTGGATTTTTTGTTTCCTTCTGCAACTGACATTACAGAATCAATATAGGAAATCTCAGAGACTGCAGTTAATGACTTAATTGCAACCTCTACCGTCTTTCCAAAGTCTGGTGATTCCATAGCTTTGGCTATGTTAAGAGATCCCAAGTTACAAGAAATATCTTTGCCAATTTCCTTATAGCTCATATCATTGTTATAGGTTGTTGGAGTATTTACCTGCAAAATTTCTGAGCAAAGGTTTGACATGTTTATTCTACCATCAATTGGATTTACTTTGTTTACGTTATCTTCATAAACAATGTATGGATACCCAGATTCAAACTGTAGCTCTGCTATTCTTTGAAATAGATCACGGGCTTTAATCTTGCCCTTACGAATGCGTGGGTCATCCACCATTTCCTGATAAAGCTCAGTTACGGAGATATCAGACATTGGTTTTCCATAAATTCTTTCAACATCATATGGTGAGAACAAATACATATCATCATTATTCTTGGCTAACTCTAATGTGACATCTGGGATCACAACACCAATCGAAAGGGTCTTGATACGAATCTTTTCGTCTGCGTTCTCACGTTTGGTATCAAGGAATCGCATGATGTCTGGGTGGTGAGCGTTTAGGTAAACGGCACCTGCACCCTGGCGAGCACCAAGCTGGTTGGCATAGGAGAAGGCATCTTCAAGCATCTTCATAACAGGAATAATTCCAGATGACTGATTCTCAATCTTCTTGATTGGTGCACCAAGCTCACGCAAGTTGGTTAGGTTTAGACCTACACCACCACCACGCTTTGATAGCTGAAGAGAGGATGATATTGCACGTGCAATTGACTCCATATTATCCTCTACACGAAGCAAAAAGCAAGAAACATACTCTCCCCTTTGCTTCTTGCCAGCATTAAGAAATGTTGGAGTTGCTGGCTGGAAACGACCAGTAATAATTTCATCAAGAATGTCTCTGGCAAAACTTTCATCTCCTTTTGCCAACATAAGAGCATTCATTACAACTCTGTCCTCAAATCTTTCTAAATAGCGACCACCATCAAACGTCTTTAGGGCATATTGTGTATAGAACTTATATGCACCTACAAATGTTGGAAATCTAAACTTGTATTCATAAGCTTGCTTAAATAAATCTTTTACAAACTCTACGCTATATGCATCAAGAATTTCTTTTTCATAGTAATCATTTTCTACAAGATATTCAAGCTTTTCCTCAAGGCTGTGAAAGAACACGGTATTTTGATTTACATGGTCCAGGAAGTAAGCTTTAGCTGCTGCCTTGTCCTTGTCAAATTGAATTTTACCATTCTCATCATATAAATTGAGCATTGCATTTAGCTCGTGATAGCTATATTTAGTTTCCATACAGTAGTTCTAACCTCTCTTTTACTTTTTCAACATCGTAGTCTGTGCCAAATATTTCTACCCTGGCAATAATTGGCACACCAGTTTTAGACGAAATCATATCTGCTGCTTTGCAGAAATGTTCGCCAAAATTTGTATTTCCAAACCCAACCACTCCCTGTAGATTGTCTCTGTTAGAGTGTAGGTTTAGAAAATTTCTGACCTGTCTTGGAATAGCAGAACTATCCGATCCTCCACCATAGGTAGGAACAAATAAGACATATGGTCTAGTAACCTCTAATGAGTTTTCATAGTTCCAGTCAATGGGGATTTGTATTGCTGGCATATCTAATTTTTCTACAAATTTTTTTGTGTTACCAGAATAATTTGAAAAATAGACAATGTCAACGGACATCTATTTTAATCCCCTTTTTAATATAGTTACGATAAAGGGGAAGGGTTTTATCCCCTCCCCCTATCATTTTATACTAATTACTTGATAAAGGCAAGTCTTTCGGCTCTAGGCTTTCCAACATTGTACTTCTTTACAAGTGTGTTGTACTGCCACTTTAGCTTACGAACTTCCTTTGCAGAAAGATCCTTGCTAGTTGCAAGTTCTAGCTTAACAGCAGCAAGTTCAGCACTTAGAGAAGTTACCAAAGCCTTGGTTGCTTCGTGTGCAGCCTTTTCAGTTGCTAGGTCAGCAAGTGCCTTGTCTAGTTCTGCCTGTAGATTACGTGGCTGTGTTACAACAATAACTGCTGTAGCAGAAGAGCTAGCAGCAAACGCTGTTACGGTTAGAGAGCCAGTAGATGGCAAAGTAACAACATAACTAACTGTACCAGAAGTACTGGTTGTTGCAGTTGGTGTAGTAATTACGCCATTTGAATTAACAATCAAGCTTACTGTTCCAGATGCCTTTGCATTGTCATAGCGATCAAACGCAGACACAACTACAGACTGAGTTGATCCTGCTAGACCAGATGCTGGTGCAGAAAGCCCAACCTTCACAACATCTCCAGCAGTACCCTTGACAAAGTAAGTTGTAGCAGTATTTCCAACTGTAACAACAACTGAGCCAACAGCAGTAGTTTTGGTAAATACAAATAGCTCTACACTACCGCTTGTACTAGCATTTAGTGTAACTGCAGCTGAACCAGATGCATTAGTTGCACCAGTTAGTGTTGTTAGTAGGAATGCATTTGTAGCAGTGGCGGAAACAGTTGTACCAGCTACAACACCAGAAACAGAAATGCTAAGAGCATTAGAGGCTGTTACTGTGTCGCCTGGAACTGGAAGGGCCACTGCTGTAGCAGAAGTAGTACCACCGCTAGCAGAAGCTCCAGCAACTGTCAATGTTTGGGTATTTGCATTTGCAGGCAACATACCAGTTAGACCAATCACTAGTGCCGTTACTAGGGCAATAGAAGTCTTCTTTAGATTCATTTTTCTCCTTATTTAATTAATCTAGATTAAATCAAATCTAGCCAAATATTCTTCAACGTCTTTTGGCGTAGGCCTATATTTTATCACATCTTGGGCATCATTGTCAAGCTGTGGCTTTGGCCTATCCTTAAACGTATGTATTTCAACTTCTAGATTAAGGTTTCTTGGGGTGTGAGAAATAGCACCAAATATTGCACCACAGACAGCATCTGCCAGGTCCTTAGACTTTTTGCGTGGGTGATCTACCTTATTATTGTTCATAATCTTAAGCTCTGATAACTCTTCAAATAAAAGATCAATCATCGGCATAGCAAGTCTTTCTTCATAAACAAGCATTGCCATATCCTCATAATGCTTTTTGGCAACAGAAACAGTTTCAGTTCTCATGCCTATTGCTTTCAGTTCATTTTGGATATCAAATGACTGCCAGCGGTCAAATGATACCATGCCAACATTAAAGCCAAGCCTTCTAAGATTTTGAATCCATTGCTTTACTTCTGACAGGTCTACTGGTCCTTCTACTTTTGGCTCCCACCAAGCAACGGCATCAACAACCACAACTGGTGCAATTTGTTCATAATCTTTTATGATTTGAATATTTACCCATTTTTCTACGTGTGCAATTGCTACAGCACACTTATCATGCTTTTGTGCAAGGTCAGCATGCACAAAATATATCTTATCTGGGTCAGGGACAAAACTGGAGTCAAACCTTTTATAGGAATCTATTGGATTTCTTACAGTCATTGCTGCACGAACTTTTTCTGCTTGTTTAAAGAATCTATCTGACGAGAATGTTGGTATACAAGCAAATCTTTGCATAGCATCTCCTATATCAGTAAAAAAGGCTAACTTAAAATCATCTATTTTCCTTGTTGGGTTAACATCCCAAGTTGGTCTTTTTAATGCAAATACATTGGGATATTTATAACTAATTATATTGTCTTCGTCCCACTCAATTGTCAATGAGTTGCCATCTGCTTCCGCTGGCAATTCTGGATTCATAATAAATGTGTGTGTTTTTGTTACAGTTTCCTTATCTGCAATAACAGCTTCATACCTTGCAGAAATAAAATCTCCAGGATATCTTGGGAACGATAGCAGAGCTACTTTGCCCAGGTCTGGAAAGCGTGAATCTACTGATGCACGGAAAGCTTTGTAGATGTTATCTGCAGTTTTACCCTGATCATTTCCTGTTCCAATCTCCGTAGCAAAACCAGAGATCTCGTCAAGGACTGCAAGGATAAGGTTGAGACCTTCGTGAGACTCTCTTTCGGAATGGCCTGAGTAAACTGTAATAGATTTATCAAATTCAATACTCTCAGCTTTCGCATAGAATTTTCCTGCAAACCAAGGAGACTTTTCAATCTTTGTTTTAAAGCCTTTAAAGAATACGTTCTTCGCTTGCTGGGCGTTAATAGCCACGTTAATAATGTCAATTGCGTCACCGCTAGGCTTTCCAAAATACCTAGCAGGGTCTTTAAGACATAGAAGCTTATATACAATATAAGCACACGCAACCGTTGATGTAAAATCTTTACCAGATCCTTTACCAAGCTGTAGAATTACTTCATTCTTGGTATATTTATTATAATACCTTCTACCCTCAGTATCACCCATAAGGCTTATTAGATCTTCTAGCCTGTAGATTTGGCTAAGAGCCTCTACAATATCATATTGGGTTTGTGATAGTGGGGGCTGTCCAAGATAATCTTCGCCTTCAACAAATGTCTTTACATCAACTGGCTTTTCATCAAAGCTGTCTGATTTAAGTGCTTCTAAAAAATCATCAAACATCGTTGTGTACCACTGTAATTACTTCTTGCTCTTTAGAAACTGCAGATAGCCTTCTCATAATTTCATCACGTACCTCTGGGTGCTCTGCAGCAACGTCTCTTAAAATACCAACAAGGATTTCTTGCTTACGTTCAATTTCTAACATTTCTTCAGCAAGCTCTTTATTTTCTAAAAGTCCTGCCTTTTGTAGCATGTCAATGCGTTTAGATTCAATATCAAGAACTAGCTTAATAGCTGATGTCTTTGCATTTAGATTAGCTGTTGTAGTAGCATCATCTATAACTTCATATGCTTTTTGTATAAGCTTGTTATAGTGTGCATCTGCACCAACAAGAGCTTCTTTTGCACGTGCACGAATAGCTGCGTTATCTGCAGCCATGGCTCGCCATTCATTAATATAGGCCACAACCTTCTGTCGTGGCATATCAAGCTCTTTAGAAATTTGAGTTGGCTCATTGCCAGCTAGATATTTTTCAACAACCTTGTTGACTTCGTCTAAATGCTCAATAGTCAAATCCTCAAACGACACGCTTTCTCCTTTTTCCCCTGGTTGGAATACGCTTAATTTTATCCTCACTAAAAGATCTAAACACAGAAGCTACGCCATTCATCATTTCAAAACAGTCAACCCATTGGGAACCAGTCAAATTATTCTTGGTTAGCCCAATAAATTTAAACTTGCTGCCGTGCTGTCCATGCACTTTAATTATATCACCAGCGTTAATCTCAAATCCCTGGATATTTATATATGGGATTGTTTCAAAGTAAGTTGGTTTAACGTCTGCCCTGTTTTTTCTAGACATTACGCTCCTTAGCAATCTTAAGTAAAATTAAATAACCAATCAAATCATCAATGTCGTTATCTCCAGGCCAGTCGTGGCCATTCTTAATTCTAGATAGCTTGTCGTCAATTCGGACTAGTAGTTGTTCTACTGCATCTGCCTTAGAAAATACCCTGGTAGGATTAAGGGCAGAATCCCCATAAGACTTATTTTTAGCAATTAGCAAATCTGAAACTTCTTTAGATATTCTTTCAATATCCTGCTGGGTTTGTGTTTTCATCTGTTGGCCTTATGTCTAATCTTTTACCACAATTGTGGCATGTTGTATATGTAAGTCTAGTAAATGGACAGGACGCAACCCTTGATTTTTTATGGCTACAAAATGCACGAACAAGTGTCCACTTTATAACCTTGGCAAAGTGCTTTATATACCTCATCGCCTAGACTTTCTTAAACCAAACTTAGCCAAGTATACATAGATAGTTTCTACACTGACACCACATTCCTTTGCAATGTCTTCTGGGCTTTTCTTATCTAAGTGATATCTTTTTTTTAACCATGTTTGATTTGTATATAGTTTAGCAGAGTTGGCCATGTTTGTCAATCCCCCAGCTTTTCCCAGTTATTTAAAGAGTAGTGCCCAATACCAATTGCATCTGCAATATCATTATCACTAATATCTAAATCATAATTAATATTAACAAAGTTTATTGTTTTTTGTTTTCTAGCTTCTCTTTCATTTTGCTTATACCAAGACTCAGACTTATTTGGGTTAAGCTTTCTCATTAAAATCTTTGCATCTTTTGTGAGCTTACCATTACCAATATAGCTTTGCCAGGCTATTGGGTTAGTTCCTTTAAATATCTTAACACCTGCCAAAGATGCACCAGCTAAAATAGCACCCTGAACCATAGAAAGTTCCGACATAGTTTTAGGACTGTTGATAAACACGGCTCGTTCAATTACAACCGCTTCTGGATTAAGATCTTGGATTACAGTAACCACAGAACCAATTGCACTTGCTATTTTTTGATAAACATCTTTTCCAGAAAACTCAACCTTGCCGCTTATTACTAATTGCTTTCCCTCAAATACTGCATATGCAATACTTGTTGTGCTAGCATCTATAGACATTATTCTGTTTGGAACATAAATAAATTTATTCAGATTTACCATTTAGCAAACCCTTTATTTCTTTTAATGCCTTTTTTACTTCAAGTGGATTAACCAGGCACTTTGTGCATAACGGATCATCGTTGTAGACTGAAAGTGGTTCTCCACAGCCCTTGCATTTTCTGATTTTTCCTATTCTTTTATTACGCCTATTTTGGGCATATTTTTCTGCCATCTTTTCTTTTGTGGCAGCTTCTCTACATTCTGGAGAGCAGTAAATCTGATATGAAATGCTGGTTTCAAATGTGTGGTCACACCACTCACAGTGCTTTTGCTTCATCTAGCAGCTCCAAGGAATTGATTTTAATCAGTCCCTTGCCAGCTTCAGCACATGCCTTTTGTATTGGACATGTCTTGCATATCTTAGAATTAGAGCGATAGTTTTTCTCAGGAAGCTGTTTATCTTCCCATGCTTTTCTTACCGTCCTCATCCAGTCAAACGTCTGGTTTACCCACCTGATGTAATAGTCACTAATCTCTACTGGAATAACCAGTAGATCGTGATTGTTTTTATTTTCATAAATCAAGACAGCTTTCGTCTTGTTTAGAATCTTCATATAAATTAGTAGCTGTACTAAGTGCCCTAGTTTTGGCTTACCGCTTGCTTTACGATATTCAAATCCTTCGCTTGGCATAGTCTTTATTTCGCCAAGAAGATCTTCTCCAGCCCAATCAAGAATGACATCTCCAAAGCCAAATATTGGTGGATCATTCCAAGTAATCTTAAATTCTGAATCTTTAAGAATACCAGCATCTGCCATTGCTTGCTGAATACGCTCATGTGACTTTGTGCCACTAGTCATATTGGCACCGCCATAAGCATCAGCATTATCTTCAAACATGGCACCTTCAAATGCTAGGTACCAGTAACGTGGACACTCTCCATGAGAGTATGCTATTGTGCTTGGTGCAAAAGAGTTTTTCTTAGCAAACTTGGTTTCACGCTTGGCAATGTAACCATAGTTAATTTTATCAATAAGCTCTTGCGTATTCAAAAATGATTTTGGTGACTCTTCTGCTTTCTTAAGCATTACTTGTTGTAGAAAATTTTTAGCCATATCCTACTTAGCGAATAATATATTTAAGAGCAGCTACTAAATCATTAATAGATTCAGCAGCAGTATAATAAATATTCTTTTTCGCTCTATCTCCCTTTTCTACGTTAGCTGACCAAGTCGCCTTAAAAGCCATTTTAGCAGCGATAGCTTGAAGCCTTACGATTTCAAGGGTGGCCACATTCATTGGAATATCTGGCTTTAGTATAATCTTGGCAATAAATGTAAGTGCTTGTGTAAGCTCTTCATCTTCCATAAAGTCTGCAATCTCTGCTAGACCATTTACCATTTCTAATGTTGTTTTATCTTTTGTTACTTGTTCCATTAGACTATTATACCACGCCGTCCGCTTCCTGGATAGCCTGCTTTTCTTTGCTTGTCACTTTGCCATTTGGCACTAGCCATGGCAAAAGAATGTCGTATAAATCTACTAAAAGGTTGACATCCTGAATCTGATATTCTTTCATCTGCTTCCAGGACTTTTTGTCATTATCCATGCATCCAAGCCAAAGCGAAAAACCAGAATGCTTAACCTTGGCACCAACCTCTAGCTTTTGTGCCACATAGTCTAGCTTATTGGATGGGAATAGAAAGTTTGCCTTTGTTACACTCATAAGGTCTAGATCCTTTACAGTAGATGGGGGCATCATTCCATTTTCCAAAAATTCACGGTTGATGTGTTTGTGGTCAAATGCTGCTGAGTTCCAACCAACAAGAACATCTGCCTCATCCATTAGGCTGTGTAGCTCTTCTAGCATAGCTTTTTTGCCATCGTGATAAACTGATCGAAAGATTACTTTCTTTTCTCCAAGCCATCTGGCTCCAAAGCATAGCATTTCTGTGCTTTTAATAATCTGATCTATTGTAATATTTTGATCAAATAGTCCCCATGCATATACCTGCATTGGCGTTGTTTCAATATCTAAAAATAATGTTTTCATAATTAATCCTCCAATAACTGCTCTAATAGAGATAGCTCTATTATTGCCAGCCTTGTCTTTTTATTTCCTTCTCCTAGTACTACTATAATTGCTGGATCATTTCCATTTTTTATTGCATCTGTTACTGTTTTTGCCCAATTGTCTTGATTAATGGTAAATCCTTTTGGGTATTCTTTAAAATCTACTGTGAAATTTTCCCAAGTGGCATCGCCTTTCTTAATGCCACGCCCACTATTTTTAGTTTGCCTGGCACCAAGACGCTTAGTCTCTGCTCTCTCGCTCATAGTCTTTCTTTTTCTTAACCTTTAAAGATACTTCACTAATGTGCTTGTCAGAGCACATCCATGTAAGCAAACTATCCTCAACATAGTGTCTTAAACTGTTAACATCTTTATTACAAACTTGACACTTAAACTGTCCTGGGTGAATATTATATTTAGACACCGTGGACCTTTGCATATAAAGATTCGTATAGGGCTTTGTCTTCTTTTACCCTGTCTACAAATGCATCACGGCCTTGTATTTTAGTGCCATCATCTAGCTGATACCAGGCACCAGTTCTATTTACAAACCCAAGCATCTCTGCAGTATCTACAAGATCTCCAACCATATCAATTCCAATCAAATCTCCACGGTAGTAAAAGTCATATTCTGCACTATCTCCTGGAGCAGAAGTCTTTGAGTTTAAAACTTCCCACCTAACTTTACGGCCTACTTTTTGTTCAATTATCTTATCTCCTACCTTGATCTTAGCCTTAATTGCCTGAGAATCGGAGCTGGATGAAAATAGCTTAACAATTGTAGATGACATAAACTGTGTGGTCAGTCCGCCTGTTGGGGCAGCCTGAGTATAAGTTTGCTGAATATTATTGCGTGACTGAGAAATTGCAATAATCAGTGCTGGCTTTTCACGATTATTGGCATAGTTAAGCATTAGCCATGCATGCTTTAAGTCTTTAGACTCTGCACCAATCTGCTTGGTTTGATCCAATGGCTTTAGCTCTGTAGAGTCTTTTTCAAAATATACCGCTGGGAGCAAAGAGCTAATGCTGTCAATTACAATTAAATCAACTCCTGCGTTTAAAAGTGCAACGCCAACGTCAACCATTTCATTAATACTTCTAGCTTCTGAATAAATTAGCTTAGATGTGTCTACACCAAGCTTCTTCGCCCATTCCTCATCATAGGACATTTCTGCATCAATCCAGGCACAGAGCTTGCCTTCTTTTTGTGCCATACCTATCATCTGTAAGCACAAGGAAGACTTTGCACTAGACTTACTTCCCCAAAGCAAAACTTGTCTGCCATATGGGAAACCACCACCAAGTGCTCTGTTTAATCCAGCACTTGGAGTAGGTTGAATCTCTATCTTAATTCCCTCTCCAGTGCCTATTCTTTTTCTAATCTTCGGATCTAGCTGAGCTAGTGCCTCTTCAACTGTTGTCAATTACGTCCTCCATTATCACAGTTCCATCTTTTGTTTTACCAAACTCAAATTTATAGGCATGCCCCTCTTTAATTTTCATATAGGCCTTAGCAAAAGATGTAGGAAACACAGTAACAGAGTGTAGCTCTCTGGCAGTATCTGCTAAGGTTAGTGATGCCATCTTTTTCCCTGCCTTTGTAACTCTAGGCCTAAAAGAAACTACATAAAATTCATCTTCTTTATACGGCAATTGCCTGTAGTTTAAAAATTTTACTAAGGCATTTTCGTTGCCTTTAATCTCATCTACTGGTATAGCAGAAACAATCCTATTATCGCTAGCCAATAGAAGATACGTACGACCTGGCTCAATTGTAGTTTGCTCTTCATCAAAAATTCCTACGCTTCCAGTTTTATCCAATACCTCTACACGTGACCACCCCTTGCCACGCTTGATACCCTTAATCATTCCCATCAAAACAAATGAACCCTTTTCTTCAAACTCTTCTATATCATTAATAAATGCATAGTAGTGGGATGGAATATCAATGTTAAATTCTGGCAAATTTAGATATTCGTAAAGATTTTCCCTTACTTCATTTTCATTTCTAGGATTATCTTCAAACGTTGCTGCACCAACAAGTCTTAGTGCTTGAAGAGCACGGCTATTTACACCATTACCCTTACCAAACGTAAATGTCTCTAGCTCTTTGTAAGAAGCAAATGGTCGCCTAGCTATATACTTCTTAGCAATATTGTCTGAAATATACTTAATTGCTGTTAGTCCAAACCTAATACCCTTGCCCTCAATTTTAAAATCAATGTCAGATTCATTAATATGTGGTAAACGAATTGGGATATTCATACGCTTTGCTTCGATCAAGTACTCTGTGCGAGCATCTTTGTCTTTTTCATTCTTAAGAACAGAATACATAAACTCAATTGGATAGTATTTCTTTAACCATGCCGTCCAATATGAGAGCGTAGAGTACGCCACAGCGTGAGACTTATTGAACGAATACCCAGCATGGGCCTCAAAATCAGACCATAAATCACGTGCGACATTGGGGGCGAGATATTTTGAAGCACCTTCAACAAACTTTTCCCTAAACTGGTCAAACTCTTTTGCATCCTTTTTCTTTCCAATAATCTTACGAACCTTGTCTGCCTCTGCCATTGTCATGCCGCCAAGATTTACACAGGCCTGCATGACCTGCTCCTGGTACAAAATGCATCCATAAGTTTCTGAAGTAAACTCTTTCATTACTTGGTGATGGTAGGCAATGTTTTGCTTTCCATGCTTACGTGCTATATAGTCTTTGCCGATAGTATTCATTGCACCTGGTCTAACCAAAGCGTTAGACGCTGCAAGCTCTGCAAAGCTCTTGACTCCCATTTTTACAAGCAAGTTGGTGTATGGTGTAGCTTCACACTGAAAAACTCCCTTGGTGTATCCAAAAGATAGCATTTCATATACCTTTGGATCTTCCATATCAATTTCTAATAGGTTGATATCTTGACCAGTTCTATCTTTAATGATGTCAAGGGTATCACGCAGAACAGACAAGGTCTTTAGACCAAGGGCATCAATCTTAATTAACCCAATGCGTTCTGCCTCTTCCATGTCTACTGCAACTACAGGAATCCTGTCTCCACTTCCTGGCGATGTTCGTGTTTCCATTGGAGCATACTTAAAAATTGGATGCTTAGAAGTAACAACACCAGCAGCGTGAATACCAGTTCCTCTAATACGACCACGAAGCTGCTCTCCATACTTTTCAATCTCAGGATATTTCTCTCTAAACCAGGCAGCCTGTTTTGACGTACAGTAGTCGTCCCAGGTATCTACAACTTTCATAACTTTATTTACATCTGATAATGGAATATTAAGAACACGTGCAATATCACGCACCACGCCCTTATCTTTAAATTCTAAGAAGGTAGCAATAGACGCTACGTGACGATATTGCCTAACAAGATAGTCCTTTACCTCTTCACGGCGTGAATCCTGGATATCAGTGTCGATGTCTGGAAAGTCATTACGTTCTGGATTAATAAAACGGAAGAAAAGAAGGCCATATTTAATTGGATCAATATCAGTTATTCCCAACGCATAGCACAGCAATGAGCCAGCGGAAGATCCACGGCCTGGTCCAACCATAATGCCTTCTTTTTTAGCCCAAGCAATCATATTACGAACAACCAAGAAGTATGGCCCAAACTTTTTATCACGAATTACCTTTAGCTCTTCGTCTAGCCTATCCAAATATTTTTGGTTATCCTTTATTCCTCTGGCCTCAAGGCCTTCAAGTGCTAACTTTCTAAGCTCTTCATCTGGTTTTTGATACTGAACTGGAAGCAGATCAAGGTGGTCTTTGATGTCGTAGTCCTCTACCTTATTTGCAATTTCTATAGTATGGGTATAGATATCTTCCCTATCAATGCCCTGCTTTTCCATTTCTCTGTGCATTTCTTCATCGGAAAGTAGGTGAATTTCAAATTTATTAAAAGACATTTGCCTGTCTGAACCATATAGGTAGTCTAATCTATCCATTAAGTTAGAATGTTTTAGTGACTTTTCATACGTTGCATCTTTTGTAATCTTATTTGCATAAGTGTTTAGGATTAGCTTTAATTCTTGTATCTCTTTTTGATCTGTGTGTGCATGGTGACAGTCTGGAGTTACAACTGCCTTGACTTCGAATTCGTCTGCTAATTCTAATAATTGCTTATTAACTGTAGCTGGATTGTGTGGCATTACCTCAATATAATAGTCATCTTTAAACACACGCTTGTGCCACTCTATAATTCTTTTTGCTTCTGCTAGCTCTTCTGCCTCAATTGCCTTTGCCAGTGCACCAGATAGACATCCTGAAAGAACAACAAGTCCCTCAGAATATTTCTCTAGGACTTCATAATCTATTCTTGGTTTTTTAAAATAACCCTCTGTCCAAGCAATCTCATTAAGCTTATTTAAATTTTCTAGGCCATCCTGATTCTTAGCAAGAATAATTGTGTGGTTATAAACAAGGTCTATAAGACCTTTTCTTTCTTCATTATCTCTTTGATCAAATCTATCTGATGTGATATAGGCTTCTACACCCAATATTGGCCTGATGCCACTCTCATTAGCAGCTCTAAAGAACTCTCTGTGACCAGACAGGGAGCCATGGTCAGTAATTGCTAATGCATTCATACCCAGTTCTTTTGCACGTTCTATATACTCCAAAGGAGTAGCTATACCGTCAAACAAACTGTAATGAGTGTGGACATGCAGACCAACATAGGACATAGATTATCTTACCAATCCATATTCGAATTAGAATTGGAAGATGGTGTGTCAAACCCTAGGTAAAATGCCTCTTGCTCAGCATAAGGCACCTTGTTTAGGGCAGACTCAAGTGGGAATGGGCGAACATCATTCCACACAAACGGCTCCTTATCTGGAGTCGAAGGAATGAGAGTGTAGCTTGTCTCAGTGCCCTGGCCGTTACGCTTTAGCTTCCAGGTTAGATTAGAGATGCTTCCAGTCTCAAGAGCATACTCACGGATAGTATTAAAAGATGACTGCTTGCTTACACCCATAGACCAAATTGCAACATATGGATCTTCTAGCCCATCATCAACTAGCACGTTGCAATAAAAACGAAGACGTGCTCTCCATCCAGCCTTTGGATCTTTGCGGTGCATTTCTTCTGCCCAGTCACGACCCTCTGTATCCATAGTATCTACAGCCTTACGCTTGTAGTCTTTTGGATTGGTGTGCTCCTTAACAACTAGAGCAAGACCACGGTCTTCAGAATAGCTTGGGCTATCCTCATCTAGTTCCTCAATAAAGCGAATCTTTACAGACTGTCCGTCTGCAAGCTTTAGCCAACGAACCTTGGCCTTGTTTTCATCATACTTTGGCTTATCAAGTAGTGCATTGATATTTTTTAGCCCTTTTACTACGCTCATATATATTCTCCTATATTTTTAGCTTCTTATTTTAGCATTGTGGCAATAGATTTGTCAAACGATTCATCAATTAATTTGATTGCCTCATCTGTCATATCGCCTATATCTTTATATTTTTTATCTATATTTATTACGATAGTACGAGAGCCAAGATGTTCAATAATCTTGTCTTTCATATTACCGCCTGCTTCATCATTGTCTGCAATAACGCAAATGTTATTGAAGTATTTTTTGAGTAGGTCTATTTGGTAGTTTGAGACGTTTGCCCCCAATGTAGCCACCGCTGGAAATCCGCATTGATCTAGCCTTATGGCATCAAACGATGACTCAACTACATAAACCTTTTTGGATGATTTAACCCTGTGAAGATTAAATAAAATTTTAGCCTTTGGCAGCTTTGGTGTATTTTTAAAGTCTTTGCCTTCAATAGATCTTCCAACAAATCCAACTTCCATGCCATCTGGAGAATGTACTGGAATTGTAACCATGTCTTGCTTTTCTGAAAAGCCCAGGGCAAACTTTCTAACAGAAGCTTCATTAATTAATCTGCCCTCAAAATATCTCATTGCTCTTGGAGATTCTAATGCCTGAGTGTTTAATCGTTTAATCAGTATTTGATCAAATTGTGTGTATTCTGGGACATCTATCAATTTTTTATTTAAAGTATCTAGTACAGAAGATTGCTGCTCCTTACTTTTGATAAACCTAACAGCTTCAAAATATTTTCTACCAGAGACATGCATTATAAGCTCTACTAGATCACAGACGTGGTGGCAGGAAAAACAAAAGAATATGCCAGAATTTTTATCTACTTCGCCAGCTGGGGTACGATTGTTTGCGTGAAATGGACAAAACACAATAAAGTCTGTATCTACCTCAGACTCTATATCTAGGCCTGCTCCCTCAAGAATTCTTTTGATTTGCTCTCTTGAATATAAATTGGTCTTATCTCGTCTATTCCTAGTATCCATTCACTCTGTTTCTTTCCTATATAAATTCCGTATAAACTTATCTTAAACTCAAAATATCTTTTTTCTTCATTATAGCTTAGCGTAAAATCGGGGTTAATGTCAAGTCTTGGCACATACCCAGATAACCTCATTTCTGCAACTAATAGCTTTATGTATTCACTTTTAAGCCTGGCAATGGCAGAGTCATCGTGGATGTTTCCATCCAGGCTAAATCTTTTAATTGCCTTATGGTGTAGGTTAAGCATGTATTAATTATAACTACTTATCCTCAAAATCTTTATATCTATACCAGCCTTTATCAAAATCAACCTGAACCAAAAAGTCCCCCATAAACCCATTACGGTTTTTTCTAAATACGCACTCAATAACGTCTGAGTTAGCACCACGCCCTAGGGCCAAAACCCAGTCAGCGTCGTAAGCAATTTGTCGTGACCAAGCTGTTTGACCAAGAGTTGGGACTGTGTCTAATTTAGTAACATCATCTGGCGTGGCAGAAGAAATTGCAATAATTGGAACTTCTTCTGATATAGCCATAAGTTTTAGTTCACGAGACAAGTTCTTCATACGTACCGTTTCGTTATCTGCCTTTGCATTGGGACTCATTAGCTGCAGATAATCAACAATAACAAAGTCTGGCCTGTATTGATCTATTTTTCCACGCAAAACAGATGGTGTAATTTCTCCACCAGTATCATTAGAAATAATATGAAACTCTGGTTTACCAGAAAGATGTTTTTCGTGCCATCTTGTCAAATCATCTATATTAACTTGTCCACTGGAAAGCTTTCTGTGAGACCACAGCCCTTCACCCATAATGGCATATACACGATTACGAACCTCTGCCTCGCCCATTTCAAGGCTTATGATCATCGGAGATTTGCCCTGTTTCCAGGCCTGTACGGCGAAATAAAGGCTTAACCAAGATTTACCTATGCCTGGATAGGCCAAAAATACACCTAGCTGTCCTGGAGTAATTCCAGCTGGTAAGTAATTGTCAAACCCTGGCAGTCCAGTTTTAATTCCAATAGAACCTAGCTCCTGCTCTCGCTGTAGTTGCTTATAGTATTCAATGGCTGAATGCAGGTCAGTCACATCAATATCCCTAATTACAGAAGTATTTTTCTTAAGTTCTGATGTCTTTGTAATTAATGATTCAAGGGCATTTGCACTGCTGCCGTTTTGAATTTCAGTGGCTGCAGAAACTAAGATTTCCTTAATGCTATTTTCAAGGTACTCTGCCTGAAGCTCTTCTAAGTGATGCTTGGTTGTGCCAATACCCTCTACTGGAGAAAAATCTCTAAACTTATCTACAACAATAGACTTTGGTGGAACAGACCCATTGATCTCAGCATATCTACGAATAAACTGCCAAATATCATTATGAGTTCTAAGTATCTTTTCTACATCTGCCTGTAGCAAAACATGAAGCTGCTTGTCTTCAAGTACTGCCGAAATTAGTCTATCTTCTGCACTATTCATTGTCTACCCCATCTAACCCTAAGCCAAAGTCTTTCGTGAAAATAATAAAGAATAAAGTTAATTAAATTTGAGAGTAATGCCAGTGAGGCAGCAAAGTCTACACTACCAGTTAATACGTATCCAACCACAAAGGTGCTTAAAATGGCAATAATTCTCCAAGTTATAGATTTGGCTAGTGACCTAGCTTTACTGATTTTCACTTAACCACTCTTTCGCTTTCTTTCTTCTTTCAATTCTTTCAATTTTGTCATCGTCTATTCGTGACTTAGCTTCAATTAGGCTTCCTATATTGCCTGCAAAATTCTTCCATGTTGGGGCTGGGGATACATCAAAATAATACTCTAGCATTTCATAGCAAATATGAATGCCGTAAGAATCTATAATTGCATCTGCTGCCCAGGCCTCTGCCCATCTGTTTAAGTTTGGTTTTTGATTATACTTAAACTTATAGTGCTTTTCAAACTTGCTGAGCAAAGCCATCTGGTCTTTGCGATCAGCCATTTACTTAGCCTCTACCTCAGCAGCAGCTTCCTTGACCTTGGCGGCTAACTTATCTTCGACAAAAGCATATACCCGCTCAAAAGCGTCATTGGTGTTTTCGCCTTCACGCTTGTTGTCTTGAACTTCTACATCAATTCGTAGAGACTGAAAGTTGCCTAGGTTAAGCGTATAGCCCAATGCTACACGAACCTTAGTGTCTTCGTTATTCATACCCATTTTCTTCCTATATAGACTCTGACCAAATTGGTATAAATCTACCATCTTCGGTTTTGGTATATGTAAGTATACCATCGCCCATTCTCCGTGTCAACTCCTGTGGAGAAGGCGTTATATCATTTGTAATTAATTTATCTTTTCTTGGTCTACCCATATGGTAGGAGGCCAGTATATCACGAATCTCCCTTACCTGTGATTCAGAGTAGTAGCTTCGTACTTGCCATCCAGTTGCCCCACCTTTTTGTGAGCCAGTTGGAAATGGGATTATACCACGTTTCATTAAATTTGGCAAGTACTTTTTATGCCTATTTACAAGCTGGGCAGTTTGACCAACTGTATAAGCTCTTTCTCTATTTTTCTTAAAATCAGAAATTAGGCAACTTTCTATTTGATCTTTAATAATATTGAAGACTGACATAATGCCATTAGATTTATTTAAATGATGAATTCTTACCAAGTCCCCATTTAAGAACCAGACTTTTTTATTCCCAGGAATTACAGGTGCATTATTATAAGATTCCATATCCATTAATGGCATGGATATCACCTAGCTTGGAAGTCCAATAGCAATAATATTTATACGAATTGAAGCGGTACCGCTTGTATTAAAACGTACAACGCCATCAACTCTGGATGAGGTAACTGATGTAATTGTTACAGATACGTCCGTTCCGCTATCTGTTACTGATACAGCCTCTGGAGTTGCAGTAACAATTGGTGGATATTTAAAGTCTGAGCTTGCAAAGTTATAAGTAAACTGTACCTTCTGACCAGCGTTTACAGAAAAATTTTGAGCAAGATCGTAGGCCCCTGCTACAACCCTCATGTCTGTAACTTTAAGATCTTGCCTTGTAATAGATGCTCTTGGGCTTTCAACCGATGCATATTTTTTTGAAGAGTATGATAGCTCTTTGGATAGGTTATTTACTGTTTCGGCTATTGTAGCAATATAGCTTAGGTCTAGTGGCTGACCACGTTCTGGAATCGGAATAATTGGCATTTTTCTCCTAAACTAATATTATACCAAAGATATGACGCTAGATTCATAGATTTCTAGGATCTCGCTTTTTTCCTTAGAAATACTAGATATCTGGATGGCAAACTGTATAGAGGTTGTAGCATTAGTTAAAAAGCTATAACTTTGCCCAGTTACGGTTCCATAATAGGTATATGCACCAGAATCAGATTTAATAAAAATATCGTAATTATTTCTTAGCTCTGGATCTATCCAGGCTATATTAACTAATTTATTATTGATAGAGTATGTAACATTGGATGCCAGTAATGGCGTAGGCGTTATAGCATTTAGCTCAAATGTTGGTGACCACGCAGAAACTCTATTTTTGTCCTGAGAGACTATCCTATATCTAACAAAATATTTATTATCTAATGTGACACTAGGTAGCGTAGACTTTGGAATCACAACTTTTTTAATTCCACGATCTGCCATTATTCCACTCCAATGGCTATTCTAAATTCTATATAATTTGCAGTATTAGCTAGCTTAACAATTGGCAATGCCCCATCTGTTTTTAGCACTGAATACCCAGTAAGACCATATAAAGGATTTGTTGTTGTTAAATTTTCCAATCTCATTGCATCTAGAGCCACATAGTAATCGGAAGATGGTGCTCCGTTTTTTTCTACCTCAACAAATATTTTGGCAACTGTCACACTTTCCCAGTTAAATGCTGAGGTATAATATAGCTCCTGTAATTGTTTTGAAACAACAAAATATCTTTGTGTTGTAAAGTTTGCTTCTTGTGGTGCAGTGCCAGCTGTAAACCCAGTGTGGTCAATATTGACAGTAAAGTTTGCATATTCACCAGTAGAAGATGTATCTGAAGAAGAAAACTGAATTAAAATTTTTACATTGTCTGGTACTGTCGAAGATTCTCCATTTTTATTTATTAAAGAAAATGCAAGTTTGAGCCGATCTGTTGGGGCATTTCTATTAAATGTTAAAGATGTTCCAGTTTTATGTATATGATTGCTACCAGCAACAACAGACAATTGCTGTATTGAATCAGTAGTTAAAGAAGCATCATCTCCAACAACCATTAGCATATTATTTAAAAATCTACATCTTTCATTTCTAAGAACTCTTTCTTCATTTGTAAATGTTCTATTATCTGCGTTAGTATGAAATACTGGAGTTTCTTGTAGTGTTCCATTAACAATATATTCTCCAAGAATAATATCGTTTTCATCTAATGGCGTATATATAGTTGGAATTTCTTTAATCAAAGATTGTGTGTGGTGCTCCCAGCCCTCTGTCTGATTAAATAAATAAAAGTTTTTGCTGTCAAACGCACCCGCTGATGGGTTGGATTCTGCTGAAAATATTCCAACTTCTGTTATTTCATATCTTTCTTCTGTTGGCAACTCTGCTGTTAGTACCAGCTTTGTAAGATTGTTTTCATTAACATACCCCTTAGAAATAATTGGCACACGAAACATTTCAAAGTCTAGTGCATTTTTTTCAGCATATTCTTCTTTTTGCTCTGTGGTAAAACCAGGGGTGTCATCTTCTAAAGCAGAGGGGCCACAGCCCACAGCAATATATGAAGCATATGCTGGTGCTTGACCAATCAAGTATTTAGCTAAAATGCCCTTTCCAGTATTTGTAATCATTATTTTTCCTCAGTATATTGTATCATGTAGGTCGCTTAGTTTAGAAATAATCTGAACCTCTACCTCTTCTTCTAGCCTCATATTAATTAAATCTATTACAAGATCCCCGCTTGTTGGATGTATGTAGATATAATCACAGTTTGGCACCTGCTGATTACCGTCAATATCAAAGCCGCTTCCGCATTCTGGAACCTTGCTGTATAAAATAATTGGGAAATTTTTAAAGTAATCCCTATCTGTTTTTTGTACTGCTAAAATGTTTTGTGGATTATACTGATAATAAAGACTTGTAATATTTGTAATTGGCTGATATGTAACATTCTGACCATTAACAATATCATTTCTAATAATACTAATTATTTCTTGACCACCTATATCTTCAAATAATAGGTTAGTCATTGCTTCTATTTTTTGGTCTGCTGGAATTGCATCATCAACAATATCTATTAATTCCTGTGTAGCAATTTTGACAGAGGAAACCTGGGACTCCAATTGTGATAGTCTAGCATTTAAATTATTGTATGCCTCATTGCTAGTTGACATGGGCAGTGCATCCATTATTTCACCTCACTTAAAAACGCAGTCATTTCTGGTCCATCTGGATTTGCAGAGTATTCTATTTGATAAACAACAAACCTGGAATCTTCTGGTGCGACAATATCTACATTATCACTGTCTTTATAGTTAATACTAACTATATCACCAAGTTGCAAAATTGGCAAGCCAAACAGGTTTACGCCAATAGATTTTCTCGGTTTCATAATTTTTGATATCATCCAGCCCATGAGATTTTCAGCATCATCATGTGATTGAATATATGGCGTGTCAAGTGTAAACTCTTTTCTTCCGTGCGTCAGCCTACTAATTTTGATATCCTGATATTCTTGTTTTGCCTTTCCTGGATAGGAGACTAACTGTTGCCCAGAAAATTGTGGATTTGAGTGGTCACTCTTTTTATCAAAATATTCATCCACTGTTAAATCGTGTGGAGATTCTTGCGTAAATGTTACACCCTGAATTCTTAAATAGTTTCCACTTGTTTCATCAAGACTCAGAACTGTGTCCGTTGCATTGAAAATCATAAATTCTGCACCGTAGGAACTTGCTAAAAATCCAGAAGTGGTATAGCCTTTTAATTTATTAAATGTTGGAGATAGCTTGGCATATAATGCTGGATATGCTTTATCATACCTGATGTTAAAGTAAGCTGCTTCTCTCATTATGGTTCCAAATTCTTCATAATACATGTTATATTTGGGGGGTTCTGATGGGCTAATGCTTGACAAATAACTAGCCTGTATTACACCACTTAAAGCATATTTTCTAAATGCCTCATCTATGTCTATTTCATCTGAAGAAAACACAGCACTTACTGGAGTGCTTAATGCATATGAAGTATTTTGAGAATAGTTATTTGTTATTGCATAAATGTTTTCAAACATTGCCCTGGCACCGCCACGAACAAATAAACACATATTGTTATATATTGGTAATGGCTGGCTGTCTATTACTGTTGCAATAAGCCTATTATTTATATACAAGAAAAATTTTCTAGTTGTGCCAATATCCTCATACTCTACTGCAAGATCGTACACTGTTGGATTTTTTTCATTTGCCATCCTATATTGTCCAACAAACTGACCATTATCTATTAAAATTTGTGCAGTTCCACCCCAAAGCTTAATGGGGACTGCCTTGGATGTCTCGCCAATACTAGGCTTACCAATTTTATAGAATAATATGTTATGTAAATCGGCAGAATTTTCATAGGAGTCTAGAACGCCGTCTTCAGCTAATGCAACTATTTCAAGATAATAGCCATTGTTTGTTTCTGGATTCATAAGTACGCCAATTCCGCCAGAGGCACCAGAAATTATTGCTGGCTGGTTTGGATTATTTGTTTGCCCCAAATAATAAGAAGATGCCCCAATTGGACTTTGACTACTGTTTTCGTTATTTTCAACTTTTCCAATAAGACGAATTCTAGATCCAAAATGTTTAAATTTATTTTGTAATGTATTAAGTGGTTTATAAACATATGATATAAAATCTATAGGGGTTTCAGTGGTTGTAAACGATGGCCCAGTAAATACTAAGGCAGAAGACTGGACTGTTCCTGGGGCAATAATATTTTTAGAAATATTTTCATATGACGGAGTATATGTTAGCAAGTTTTTAATAATGCCAGTTCTAGAAGATGTTTGGGCCAGTGCGTTATTAATTCCTGCTGCACCAACAGAGATAGAAGTTTCAATTGCTGTTCCAAATAGCTGTGAGCTTTTCATAGTGCAGCCACGAACATTTGAATTTGATGTCCAATAAGAAGATAGACCAGCATAATGACTAACAATTGGCGTTCCAAATTGACCTCTACCGTGTTTTGCTACGGCACCATTTGCAAGGGTAGTTTGTCCATTGATAGTTCTATAATTTGGTTCAGAATATATTCTGACTCTTCCTGTTGGATACATTTTCCCATTAAATGGTAATTGTGCAAAATATTTTTGATACTCTCTTACGCTTGTAATCCATACCTTGCCAATGCCTCCAGAAGTTACAATATTTAAAGATAAATCTCCATTATTATTTGTTTGAACAACTCTTTTTTGTACTCCAGGAATTTCAAATTCAATGGCATCATATTTGATAACTTCTCCATTAGCATAAAAATATCCATTATACCTTGTCATCCAATAAACACTTTCACCAAAATCCATAGTATTATTTTGTATAATTCCATTAACTACAGTTGGTGGAGTCTCTAGCAAATCTGATTTAAGTGGTATTGCAGACAATGCATAACTTGACTGATTTCCAAGTACGTCATTTTGTGATTTAGTATTTTCGGTTCCTGCCACCTCCCAAAGCAAAGCTGGCTTATAAATCCAAACTTTGTCTTGGTCAATCATACTTGCTTGTCTGATTGACCCAACAGATCTTTGAATATATCTTGTAGAATAAGTTATTTTCCCATCATTAAAAACATCATCTTTTTGACTAGCAATTTCTACAATATTTGCAAGCTTTGCATTTGTGGTTTTGTTAGAAATTTGTCCTTCTGCCTCAAAATCTTTAGTTCCATAAAGAACAATATCCACATCTCTTTCATCATTTGATGGCAAGATGTATTCTTTTGTCATTACAACCAAATTGTTGTACTCATCAAAAAACATGGCACTTTGAGTAGATATAGCAATTTCATTTAGAACCTGTGCAACTGTTTTATCTGGTGCAATAAAAAAGTATGGAATAATTGGCTCTGACTCATTATCTATTCGTTTAAATAAATAATTAGAAAAGCCTATTGAGTCAAGCAGCATTGATACGGTATAGCTTAATGATGCTTCTTGTACAAGTATTTGTGGTGCAGTTTTTGACTCAAAATAAAAGAAAAGGTCTCTAAGGCTAAGAGAAACAGACCTATCATTTGTATTTATTTCTGGAAATCCCTCAGAATACATTGTTTTAATTGGAATATAATAATCAGATCCATTAACATCAATAACTATTTCATAAAGCTTAAACTGAATATTTTTTGTTAAATAATTTTTAATTATACTATTTGTGTTTGTTGAGCTAAATGCTAAGTCATAGTCAAATAGCTCTATAGTTCCAACACCAGCCAATAGTTGACCAACTGGCATTCCGCTGTTGCCTAGGTCAGATGCAGATTTTGTTAAACTAAAGGATTCAACCTTTTCTGATATGTCTACGACTAGTCTAGGTGACAGCTCAATAAGATCAAACGTTGAGTCTACTTTATTCATCGTATCAATGACTATCCTAATGCCAGAAATCTCTTCAAATTCTCTATATTTTGTTTGTCCAGTAGTAGTGTCCTGATATGAAACTGGGGCAGTTAAGTCTGTTACAAAGTTTGTAAGCCTATCTACCTGAGACTCTTCTAAATACCATCCGTATTCTGGAGTAAATGTTTGATATCCGTTAAATTCATTTATCCATATATGATATGTTCCAAGATCAGACTCTTGCTCTTTAACTAAGTAGGCATAGCCATTAACTGATTGTTCTGGCAAGAAAGTATCTGTTGTGTATTCTTCTGCTTTAATAAAAATATCACGGTATCGTTCTGGAATCTTAAGACCATAAGAAAGTTCTACATAGCCATCTGGCCCTATAATTGGACTACCATCTCTTCTTGCTGATGCAGAATTAAATGAAATTATATCTGTCCAATTATTATTTTTTAATATTTGGACTTTCCATTTTACTGGAGTAGTTTGATTCTGATTTCCATAAAATGGATCTGAAAATGAGCCAGCATTATTAACAAAAGGTCCAAGATCAATCTCTCCAACATTTGTTTGCATTTTTACAATAATTCTATTGGATGGCACAATATTCTTATATACAACAAATGGTGATGCGTCATCAATAAAGTGTTGTCCATTAATTAATTTATTTGCTATTCCACGCTCAATGCCATCTTCCGTCCTGTATGAGGACCAGTATTTAAATGAATCATCTTTGTGTGCCATATAATATCTAGGTCGTCTAATCATATTAATATTTGTAAAATGACTAAAACTATCTTTGAAATATCTAAGCTTATTTATTCCAGATCTTGGTCTAAATTTTCCAAAACAATCTTCTAAAGAATATAATAGTTTTTCTTTTTGTTTTTTAGACGTAAACGTTAGTGGTATACCTTCATCATCTAACCCACCATCAATAACTACATCAGCGTCAGTGGCATTAGTATAAAAATTACCGTTATCAATTTCATCAAATGCAGACACTGGAAGTCCGTACTTTGTAGACGGCCCCTCTGATGGGCGGTATCTATAATTACCAATCTTTAAAATATTTTCTGCAATGTTCATATTCCATTCAGCAATGACTGCAGAATTGGTTCTAATTACAGAAGATGTTTGTAGATGGTCTAAAAGTTCTTCATTTTGAAACATTTAAACCTCTTCCAGCGTTACCGAAATATTCCAAAAGTCATGTGTTGTGCCACCACGCTTAACAACACTATAGGAAAAGTCAGATATAAACATTTCTATTAACTGATTGTATTTTCCTAGATGAGCGTAGGCTGCATCATCATCTCCAAAAACAGAATACTTATCATAAGCAAGAAATACCCAGAATGATCCTTTATGATTTTCATACCAATTTACTAAGTCTACTCCGCCAGCTCCGCCATCAGTAGTATACTCAAAATCTCTATCATTATAATATTCTGATTTTCCAGTTGCCTGAACAAAGTCTGGCCTTAACTTATAAGATCTAGATGGAAGCATATCCCAGGATGTAGAAATAGTTAGCTTATCTGCAATGTGATACGATCTCATACGACCATTAACCATTCTTCTACGATTTTCGATTCTAGTTGGGCTAAACTCAATTGGCCTTCTATTATCATCAGATAAAATTAAAAACTCATCCAATAATGATTCATCTGTAACAGCTCCTGGATCTGATCCAATTTCTAATCCATTGGGTATATAAAAGCCATTTGAAAGGGTTCCAGAGTTGTTGGACCAAAGCATAGCCTGTGGTCGCTGATATTTTTTACGACCTGCCATATATGCTGATGTAGCCATTAGAACCTATTCCCCCTAATTCTTTGGGACTCAATCTGTCTTATTTGTCCAATAACTGCCCTGGCAATTTGATCAGGGTTTGCGTCAGTTTGGACATTAACACTTACCTCATAATTATACACTGAGTCACCCTTGTATGTGCCACTATTTATGGCCTTTAGCCTATCTACGCCAAATTTATCTACGGCATATTTACGAACTACAAATTCTCCAGGAGTAAGCATTGCTGGAATAGTGTCTGTTCCCAATGGCTTAAATATTGAACCACCCTCAGCTTTATATGGTAATAGACCTCCCATTCTTAGATATTTTGGAACCATACCACCTTTAGCCATCATCATTTGGGCTGGACCACCACCACCTCCACCAGAACCACCCATAGGAGCTGCATTAAATTGTGCCCTCAGTGCTTTCTCTTCAGCAAGATATTGATTTAATTTATCTGTTGCATTTGCAGCTTCTAAACGTTTTCCAGCTTTTTTCATTTTAGCTATGTAGGCCTCGGCATTTTTAATTTTTATATAAAGTGCGTCAAGTTGTTTACGAAGCTCTTCTCGTGATGGGCCAGTGTATATGCTATCTTCAGGATTTTCATTTGTATTTGGCTCTTCGCTGCTAGGGCTTTCTGGTGGGGTTAGACCTTGTTTAAATTCTTCTATATTAAATGGTAGCAGCTTGCCATCTGGACCAAAAGTAAATCCCTTTATTGATGACAGAATTGCAACAACAGAATCATTAAATGCCTTTGACTCAACAGTAGCCTTATTTGCAGCTATTGCAATTTTGTCCCACTCAGCTTTTGTCTTTCCAAGGTATCCATTTTCACCAATTGCTTCCAAAGCAAGATCTCTTTGTATTTCATATTCTCTTACAAGCTTTTGATTTGGCTCAAGCCTTTGTTCTTCAATCTTAGCAATTTCGAACTGCAATGTCTTTATTTCTTCCTCAATCTGTTTTCTAGTGAGAAGTTTTCCATTAAGTGATACCGCTAACGCATCAAGCCTTCTTTGTCTATCTTCTTCAAGAAGATTCCTTTGTGACTGAATACTGTCAGATGCTGCCTGGGATCTAATCTCTTGAACTGCCCGTGCTGCTGCTGAAATATCTCCCTGGCTAAGTGCATCTGCTAATGCTAACTGAGACTTTTGCTGTGCAGCAATAGAGTCATTAGCTCGCTCAATTTTATCTAAAGCTTCTAACTTTCTATCATATTCATCATTAATTTTGCTTTCTTGATCTTCAATTAATGTTAGCTGATAGTTAAGATCGTCAATCTTGTCTTGATAATTAACTATGTCTTGTTCTGCTGCACGAATTAATTTTGCAATTGGGTCAATCTTGTCTTGGAAGTCTCTTTCTACAGCCTGCTCTTGAGCTTGGAAATATTGATCTGCAAGATCTAATGCCCCTAAAACCTTATCTAGCTCACCCCTTAAGAATGCCTGCATTCCTTCTGGGGTAGACCTTGCAAATTTTTCATTTTCTTGCCTAAGTGTTTCAGTCCACTTAATTAAATCTTGAATTTCACCAGATGTTCCTCTGGTAACTATTGCATATGCAAGAGATGCATCTTTGGCCATTTCAAAAGCTTCTTTAGCCGACATTCCATAGTCTTTGGTTAATATTTCCATTGCTCGCATTTGCATTCTAACGTCTGCTACGCCAGAAGCAATATTAAATTGAGCATCACCAAGTGTTATTTCAGACATGGCAGCATTAAGGTCTTTTCCTGCTTGAGTAACCTTTATGATTCCATTTTTAATAGATACAAATTTAGACCTTGTTGCCTCATCCATTGACATTACAGCATCAATAAATTGTTTGCTATATCCAGCAAATAATAGTTTTTGGTCAGTGCCACGGAAAAGTGTAGATGTTGCTGAGCCAGGCTTCATTAAAATATTAAATCTTTTAATTAATTCATCCACAGTTCCTGTGGTATCAATTGCTGCATTGCGAATACGTTTTAACCTATCTGCATATTGCTTTAGCACATTTTCTGGGGTTCCTGTGTCTCCACCAGGGGGTGTTCCCTCACCTGGGTCATCATTATCGCCGCCGCTGCCCTGTCCAAAGAAATAGGCTCGCATCTTTGCTCTTTCATCTTCATCTATAAACCCTACTGGACCATCTGGGGTATTAATAAGTGGTCCACCCTCCATAAATTTAGCGTATTCTTTTGGATTATTTGCTAAATAAAAAGCTTGAATTGCAGCATCGCTAGCATTTCCAATTAAGAAATCGACCATGACCTGATAATTAAGCTTATTCGTTCCATTTGTAAGAACATCCCAATTATCCAACATATATTGAAGCTCTTCTATTGCCTTTGCACTAAGTGGCTTTCCGTCTGCCCCCTCACCCTCTTTTAGATACTGAGTAAGTATTTTTCTTGTAATTGGCTTACCAGTATCTAAATTCTCTGTTTCCTTAATAAATTTTCCGACTTCTTCTATGTTTTCTACTGTTGGCTTAACAACAAGACCATACTCTCCAGCCATTCCGACAATCTGAGAAATAGCTTCTAAATCAGTATCAAAATCTTGTTTATTAGACATTGTATAATTCATTATTACATCAACCTCTGTTGCTGTTAGGTTGGAGGAGCTTAAAATTTGCATAAGCTGGTTGGCTTTTGCAGTTCCTTCTGCTCTTACAAGTAACTTAAAGCTTTTCTCAATCTCTCCATTGGACTCTTTATTTAAATTAATTAAATTAGTAACTGTGGTTGCATCAAATTCTTCAGACAATAGCCCAAGCTGTAAGCTAATTTTAAAATCACTGTCTTCCATCCCCTTTAGTGCTGACTTTGCAATTTCAAGTTGATCTTTAACTATTTGTGGAGCATTTTCTGCTCTATAATCTAAAGCTTGCTCAAATGTTGCTTGAAAATTTTCTGGGCCTAATTGTTTGGCTTGTTTTATTAAATTATTATAAATTTCATCATTTTTCCCTTTAAGCTTTACAAGGGCATTATCTCTTTCTATAATTTTAGAATTTATTTTATCTTCTATTTCTAAACGTTCTTTATCTGTTTTTGCAGATTCTTTTTTAGCTTCTAGTTCATCAATTTGGGTATTATATCTACTTTCTACTGAATCCAGCAGCCCTTGATTTTGTCGAATCTGCTCTGTTCCAGCAATAATTGCAATAGCTGCAGCTTTTGCATTTTCAATCCCATCTGCAACCCCCTCATTAATTCCAGATGCAACCATAGTTCCTATTCCAGCTGCACTAATTGCAAGACCTAATGGTGCAAGGAATCCTGTGGCAACCATAACTGCACCAGCGGCAGTCATAATGCCGCCGCCAATTAAGTTTCCAATAGTTCCACCATGTATAGCTGCATTATCTTCTATTTTTTGAATTGCATTTTCATAGGACTTTTCTTGCTCTCTGCCAGATTGCTCTTGGATAGCAATTGCAATTTCTAGAGGATCTTTTAGTAAATTTTGACCATTTGGTCCAAATAAAGCAGCTAGTTGACCTGTTACTTTTGTTGTAATTGAAAAATCTTTTAATTCAGTACTAAGTGCGGCACCAATGCTTGCTGCCTGCTGTTGAGATAATGCACCCTGAAGAACTGCATAAGATAATTGATTGGCTATATTTGATGCTCTATTGCCAGGCATATTTGAAACATCTGCTAGCATTTGTTTGCCAATGTCTGATTCTAAAAATGTTTGACCAAATTGACGTTTTATAGATCCTTGACCAGTTAATTGATCTTCTCTCTTTCGCTCTGCTAGTTCAGACGCAGTGACCTTGCCAGAAAATTCAGAAATCTTTTGTAGTTTTTCTGCAGTCATAGTCATTGCCTCTGCAGTTTTTATTCCTTCTTTGCGAGCATTTTTTAGTTGTTCTTGTAAGAAGAACATAGCTCCAGCAAATAATGCAAGAACAGCGATGACTTTGCCAATTGGATTTGCAAGCATTGGCAAAAGCATAGGGGCTAGCATTAATGGCATGGAGAGTGCCCCAGCTATTTGAGAACCTGGCTGTCCAGACATTCCATATGCCATTGCACCCATACCAAGCACAGAAAGGCCCATGCCAGCTCCAGCACCAGGCATTCTTGGGGCTGCAGCTTGGTTGACATTTGCCTGTGCTGTTCTTGCAGTCTCTACAGAAACTCTTCCCTGACCAGGAATGTACCCATATTGTATACCACGCTTATCTGTCCTTATTTCTGCACCAGTACCTGCTTCAAAAGTTCTTCCTCCAGTAGTTGCAATATCATTGCCAAAAGTTTTTGCTGCCCAAGCTGCTAAAACTGGAGAATTGTTAGCTGCAGCAATAGCCCTTTGCCCAGTTGATTTGGCAACTTTAGAAACAAATGCTCCAGCTTTTTTAAGATTTTCCGATACGCCTGCCTTTGCAGTTTGTTTTGCAAGTTCTTGTGAATTAGCAATATTAACATCTGCTGGTGTTCTAAATCCCATTTTAGCTGCAACACTTGGAGGCAAACCATCGTTATATCCAGGTACGCTATCATTAATCATTGCTTGAACTAATGGGGCATATTTAGCTGATTGTCTAGCAGGAATTACTGATTCCCCTGGAGAAAGCATTGCAGGGACTATGTCGCCTGCACCCTTTGGCCCTGGAACTGAAAACACACCGTTTGCTGCTTTAAGAACTCCACTAGATCCGAACAATTGTGCAATGCCAGCAAGTCCTATTAGTGGCAATAGCATCCTTGTTAGTGATCCAACAGAAAATCCTTTACGGCGAAGAAAAGCTTGAGAAGTTATATCGTCTATATTTGTAAATGAATTTTTTGGACTTACCTTTTTTCTTTCTACAGGTGTCTTTACTGGATATGGCAGACTAGTCTTTGGCTTTATATCAGGAACTGGACCAGAAATAAACCTATTAAGCACATCTCTTTTTTGTGATGGAGTTAGTCCACGAAGATCTTCTATTAGTTGATTTAAGGTAGCAATTCTTTGATTTCTGCCTCCAGGCATATTTGCTATATATTGCTGTATTTGCCCCTTCATATCTCTAGGAACCTGTATATTAGATTGACTTACATAATATTTGTCAACCTTATCTAGAATTCCTGGGAAAATAGCTTCAAGCCTTGAGTCCCCTCTTTCTCTTAATTTTTGCAATAACTTTTGATAAGATTTTTCTTTAAGAATTGAGCTTCCTCTTGAGTATCCAGAGCCGCCTGCTTTATTGTAACCAATTGTCATTGGGAAATTGCTTTCCATATTAATTCGTTGTATAAGCCTTCTCATGCCTGGATCTTTAATTGACATTTCAGCTTTGCGTTCAGCTGCCTGGAAAGCTGGGTACATTGATTCATTTGTTAATTCTGTTGCTCCAGCATTCATTTGTGCTTTTATTGAAGATAACACTGATTTTCTATAGGTTAAAATATATCTTCTTAATACTTTATTTGGGATATTGGCATCATCAGGAATCCTTGTCAAAATCCCAGAACCTATTAATCCTTTTGGCATTCTAGAAAAATCTTTCATGTATTCTTTAATAGGTATTTTTGTTGTATCAAATTCTGGATTAAGAGTTTTTGGTAAAAATTCAACCTTGTCTCTATAGCTAGCAAAAACTTCTGCTTTTTGTTTTGTCTGATAGGTATCTAATAGATTAACTAACTTAGATTGTGCCTGCCTTTCTTCTGCCTGACTAATAAATCCAGTTCTACGCATATCTGCCAAATGCATTCGCATAGTTCTTTCAAAATCTTGGCGATTTTGTCCTAACACCCCAGCCTGCTCCATATGAGCCGCCGTCAAGTATGTGCTTTTATCAAAATATAATGGTGGATCTCTTCTTGCTTTAGATTGTGTTTGGTCTTTAACAGCAGTGCCAACTAAGCCGTCACTAGAACTATTATTTAGCCAAACCCTTCTATTTCCAATTTTAACTGGTGGCATCGTATATTTGCCAGCCTTTGGACCATATTTGGCTGTAAATGGAAGTCTTTCTTCATACATTTTTTTACCATAAACTAGCTTTTGAAGTCTTTGCATCATGGAAAATCTTGGCATTCCTACTGGAATTTTAAGTCCATTGGCCTGCAATATTCTTTGAATTTGTGGAATTAGAGCTGGTTCTGTAGCAACAATTCTTCTAACATCTTTTAGAGTAAATCCTCCCATAATCTGGGCCTCAAAGAAGTCTTTATCCTTTGATGTGTAAGCACCTTTTATTTTTCTTGCACTTAATGTGCCAAAAGGTGCTGGCGTTGCATACTCATTATTGCGAGACTGATAGCTGTCTCCAAAAGTAAATGTTGTACGCTTTCCAACTTTTCTCTTGTTTAAAAGCATAGCAATATTGCCATAATTAAATGTTTTTGGATTCATTAGTGATCCAGTAGAACCAAATATATGTCTTAACTCACTGCCACGTGTTGATGACCCAGCCCTTCCAAAAAGCTTATTAGCTAATCTTGTCCTAAGTGGAAGTCTTGGATCATAAAGCCCTCTTTCTTTTTTATATAAGTACCCATAAACTGGACGCATTGATGGATCAATATTTTCTGGAAGACCAAAAATCTTTGCCTCTGCCTGTGCTCTTTTAGCTGTGGTATCTCCTGCTTTACTAAAACCTGTTTCAAAAAGACTCTTATATCTTTGGCCTGGGGTAGAAGCAAGCTCACTAAACTTATCCATTGGCATTCTTACTGCAATATTTGGACGAGACCTTAAAAATCTACGAGCTGCCATCCCTTCGTATTCTGTAAGTGATTTTCCTCTGCCCAAAATAAAGTTTAAAACTGTTCCAATTGGATTATTTTGATTTTTTCTTAATAATCCTGCAAATGGATTACGACCAACACTATATCCAGGAATATTGTCATCTATCATACCCTGGATTAAACCAGCATATTTTTGTGATTGTTTGGTTGGAATAACTGCTTCTCCAGGAGATAGCATGGCTGGGACAACGTCCCCTGCACCTTTTGGACCTGGAACAGAAACAATTCCCCTTGCTAATTTTTTAGGCGGTCTTGCTTTTGGACCAGCACCAAGTGGCACTCCAGTCACTGGATCAACACCGAGAAGTCTGGACTGCTGAAGAATTGCTTTACCATATGAAATTGCTAACTTATCTATAGCTGCCGCCTCAGAAGTAAATGTTTGAATTAACTTAGAGTGTGTTTGATTAAGAGATGCTGCTACAGCTGCAGCTTCTAGTTGCTGCTGGGTCATATATTCTGTTGATATGCCCAAGTCTTTAGAGTTTTTTCCAACTCCAGTAAATATTCTTGCTAAATTGGCAAAAAGCTTAATAATGTTTGCAGCACCATTAGCAATAAGACCAAACATCATCAAAAATACTGGACCTATACCTGCCACAACTGTAGCTGCTATTACTGCAAACTGTTTAGCCCCTTCGCTCATATTATTAAAGTTTTTAAGAACATCCGTTCCAAACTCAAGCAATGGTGTTATTGCCTTTAAAAATTGCTCTCCTAATGGGGCTAGTGCAGCCTGGAATTTTTCAAGTTGTTTTTGAAACTTAAATAATGGGGACTCTTCAACACGCTTTAATTCTCGTTCTGCAATAATGGCCAACTCCCCAGCATCTTTGCTAGCTAGTGCCAAAACTTTTGATGCCTGAGTTCCTTCTTTTACAACATTCTGAAACAACGTTGAGAGCCTAGAAAACTGGAATTTTCCAAATAACTGCTCTATAGCTCTTGCACGGCTAAGTGGATCTAGGGTATCAAGTGCTTTAGCAAAGTCAATAACAATGCCAGTAACATTTCCTTTATTCACTTCAACAATTTGTCTAAGATTAATTCCAAATCCTTGAAGCATCGCTGCTGCTTTATCGGTTGGATTAATTAAAGATGCAAGACCAGACTTTAGTGCGTTAGCACCTTCTGATGCATTAATGCCGCCCTCTTTCATGGCTGTTAGGAAGAATGCCAAGTCTTCCACATCTCCACCCAGCTGCTTAACTACTGGACCAGCTTTTGGAATAGCAATAGTTAAATCTTGAATTGCAGTCACGGTTTCGTTTTCAACTGCGTTTAAAAAGTTTATTTTTTCAGCCAGGTCTTCTGCTGCTGTTCCAAATGCATTTGTAACAGAAATTGTAGCTGCCATAGCCTCTTGCTGTTCTACCTCACCAAGGACTGCAAGCCTAGTAGCCTCTGTTACCTGTGCACGTAAATCTGCACCCTTAAGACCCATCTGGGCAACATCGGCTGCTAACTCTAAAGTTTTATTTACTTCAATACCGTATTTTGTAAATTCATCTGCAAGCTGTTTCATGTTTTCTAAAGCTTTGTCTGTTTCTGCTTGAGTTGAAAAAGCATCTCCATAAACACGCTTGAATCTAATGGCTTGTTCTTCTATTTTTCTAAATTCTCTAGCAGCAGCTGCACCCATATAAGCAAGTGGAATAGAAAAACCAACCATAAGCTGACGACCAGCCCACTGGGTATTTTTACCAAAATTTAAAAGATTTGTAGAGCCTTGCTTAAGAAGTTGATTAAATAATTGCTGCCTTTGAGCTGCAAGAGCTGTTTTGGTTGCAAGGCTTTCCATATCTAAAGCTAAAGGTCGTACCGAAATGGCCTTCATAGCACCATTAGCGTCACGACCTAGCTTTATATACTGAGTCTGAAGAGTTTTTACTCTTTCACGAGCAACTTTTTCAATAGTGGCAAATTCATTTTTGAATAATCTGCCAAATGTTTTTGTAGAGGCACCAGCATATCTAAAATACTCCCCCATAGAGAGTTTATTTCTTTCAAGAGCAGTTGTAAATGATTCTGCCGTTGTAGAAATTGTTCTTACATTTGCTGCAAACTTTCCAGTAGAATTAATATTTTTAATTAAATCTCTTTGAATATTTTGTGCAGATTGTGCCTGCTGGGCACCACTTTTGATTAGCTGAGTATTTAGCTGAGATATTTGTCTTTGCAGCTGCTTAATTTCTGCAATAGCCTGGGACGTATCGACACCAATTCTAATGTCAGATCTAATATCATCAGCCATTCATCAGCACCTCCTAGTTGCTAAATCATATTTACTTGTTTAATGCACCAAAAATAGTTGAGTTTCCAGATGCCTCTTCAACAATCTTATAGACTGTTGGAAGGTCCAAAACCTCTTCTAGTGCCTTGATGTCCTCAGCTAGCTCTGGTTTAAATTGCTGCATAGCAATCTGGACACACTCTAGCAAAAGATCCATTGACTTCTCATTGTCTTCTGCAACATCCTGGATAGCTTGGAACTTTTTCAAAAATGGTCTTAGAAGGGAAACCTTCAAAGGCCTAATTGTAATTTCCTGTCCATCTAATAGTTTAATTGTTTTTTCTTCGCTTACGGTAATTGCCATTATTAATTCCTCCCTAAAGGCTTTTGGCTTTAATAATTATAGCATAGACACTATGTTTTTTTGGTTAAATCTTCATACCCCAGACCCATACCAATACCAAACCCAGCCCTTTTGGCAGCATCCCCCTGAAGGGAAATTATGTCATTTGGATCGCTAGTCTTTCCTTTGCTAAACACTTTTGCCTTAAGTTTTTCCCAAGCATTTGAATCAGACTTTCCTGTTTGCTTATCTAAATCAACTCCTTGTATTGCTGCAAAAAACTTTTTTTCATTATACTCAAGCTCTCTTTTTGTTTCTAAGATAGACGTTAGTTCTGGCATCGAAATGCTTGCTTCCATTTCTTCATAATTTTTCCAAATACCAGTTAAAAATACCTCAGCCTCTAGCTTAACAAGATCTAGCCCAGACCAATCTGCCCCACTACTAATTGCTTGATCTTTAACTTCTTTATTGCTTTCTTTTTGAATTTTTACCCCAGCTGCAATATCAATAATTTTATAAATAGTCTTTAAATCAATATTATCTTCTAACTCAGATATTGTTTTTATTAATGGATAATACTGTTGCATGCAAAGCCTTGCACATTCAGAAAGAAAAAATATGGCCTCGTCGTCATCTTTGGCAGTTTTTACAAACTCAAAGGCATCCATAAATTGTCTTAAATATTTAATTTTTAATGGGGATATTTCAATTAGAGTGCCATCTATTAGCTTGATAATTGCTGTTTCATACACTCTAGTGGCCATCATACTATTATACCAAAAGTAAACTGCCCCAGCAACCAATTGCTAGGGCAGTTCTATTAAGTTATAAGCTAGGTTTAGCTAGCTGGGATTGTACGGTCCACAATCTTTCCGTATGATGCGTCATCATTTGGAAGCAGACGGAACGAAACTTCAAACATTGTAGCTTCGTCACGCTTTGCACCCACTGTTACGCTCTCAATAGAGAGTGCACGGTAAGCAACGTAAACACGCTCAATCTGGTCGGAAGCTGCACAGTCACCAGTGCCTGGACCAACTGCAACTAGACCACGCTCTACTGGACATTCACCAATGTCACCTGCGGACAGGTTCATTGTTGGATTTCCTGCAACGGTAGTCAGGTCAGAGTCCTTTCCAGCTACAGCAAAGAGAAGATTCTCTAGTGTAGATTCTGCAAAGGTAGTATTCAGGTTAACCTGCATACCCTGCTTGTATAGCTTAGCAACGTCTAGAACCTGGTCAACCTGTACCTCACCAAAGTCAGGCTGGAAGACGATCTCTAGACCGTTCATTGTGTAACCAACGTTGCGGAAGTCAGCATCAGCAGATAGCGTTGTCTTGTAAGACACGTCATCTACATATGCTGGCAAGTCGCCGTCGGCTAGCAAACCATCTTCATATGTGAAGAGGGCTGCTGCACCAACGATAATGTTGTTACTTGAACCACGTGTATATGCCATAATTTTCACCTCTTTTTTCTATATGGAATAAGTGGGCGATGTTTCCTCAGCTTAATTATACCAGTCTTTTATCGAATAGCAGTATCGTTATATGAGGAACTTCCTGTAGAATAGCCTTTAGTGTGATAGCAATAGTCAATAATTATCTTGTTTCCAGCATAAGTCCTAGCTGTTCCAAAGTCAATAATGTCTCTAGTTTCTTCTAGCTGGTAGATCTTGATATCATGAAAAAATACGGGTAGAAACTCTTCTTTGTATAGCCCAGTTATTGGGTCATAATCTGGACTGCTCATAATCCACTCGTTAAGGTCTGCTGCTGACTCATCTCCACGATCTAGCAAGTCTTGGACTACCTGAGTTGCAAAAATAAGAGCTTCTGGATCGCTATGCATTTTGTAAAAATAATAAAGCAACTGCTCATCCTTGATATGAGGGAATGCTCGTCTACGCATTTTAAACATTCTGTCATAAACTGCAAAAACATCTGCAGATGCTTCTGGAAATGTTTCAGTTAGGGCCTGCAAGTCTGTTGGGGCTGTTGGGAAAAATCTCATGATTCCAGCAGTAAACCTCTCTCTGCCAAGAGCTGATGGTATTTTCTGAGACAGATAATCATTAATAAATATAGGTGGGTAAGATATTGCCATTATACTAAGCCCGCCCTCTGAATCCACTTTTGTCCAACATTAATTCCTCTAGATCTTCCGCCTCTTTTACCAGAACTAAAGTTTACACTAAAGTCCCTTGGGTTACGCAAATAACTGGCTATTCCAGTAATTTCTAAAAATGATTGTCTAAAGTATCTGCTAAAAAATGAATCAAACACTTTTTTATATTCCCCCTCAACTTCTCCACCAGGATTGTCAACTCTAACTGGTTTAGATGTAAATATATCCTCACCGTTTTCCTCAAAAACAAGGACTCTTTGTTTTGGAACAATGGTTACTGGAATGCCATTTTCCATAATTTCTGCTTTATTATAAAATGGAACTTTTGAGCCATTCTTTACAGATATAGATTGTCTAAATGTAGAATTAAAAGAAAGACCTGCCCCATTTACTATATATGATATATCGAACAATCTAGCGTCTGGTGAACCAGTTTGATACCATTCGTATACGTGATGCATTAGCTGTGGATTTACCCTGGCATTAGAATCAATATATTGTTTTAAACCCTCTACTGAGATGGCACCAAGCTGTCTTAAAAATGACGGGAAGCCTTGCTTTACTCCGTCAATAAAACCAAACATGTAACCAATGGTGTTGTCCATATCTCTCATAAACTGTTTATTATTAATTTTTAAGGCTATCATTATATATCTGCCGCCTGATTTTCTGATCTACGAATGACTATTTTATAATATTCAACACTTCCAAATGGACCAACAAAAGGTTGATTTGTTGCAATTTCAAATATAGTAGACTTTCCCTTTCTTGGGCCAGATGTTTCTATGTATAAAGGATTGCAGTTTTTATCTCTTATGTTTGTAACAATAACATTTGTTATTGCATTGCTGGCCTGTCTGCTTGAGATTCTTAAATCTTCTTTAGTTCTGCCTAGCATAATGTTATCTTGAGTAAGATCAACGTTTGGCTTTACTTCTTCTTTCCAGGCTGTTCCAGTAGTATTAAAGTTACATGCAATTGTTCTATCTAAAATCCAATTTTTCTTAACATTGCCAAGCGGACCCTGCTCAACTATTGGGTAAAATATATCTGCTTCCATTGGAAATGCAAAGTCTGTTTTGTCTCCACATGCCATTACAAAACTCCCAATGTCTTAATAGGCCTGCGATACTTTGAAAGTATCTTGTCTACCAGAATATTCCCCGTCCCGTCAAAAACGCCAGCATCAAACTTGATCTTAAACTGATCTGTGTTGTAGTCAGATATGTATCTCTTATAGTAGTCTAATCTTCCACAAGAAATGTCTTCTACAAGCAACTCTGTTGCTCTAACAATATCTGATGGAATCTTTTTATATCCAAACTCCCCAACAACAAGATAATCAAAGCTTCTTGGAAATCCTCTATAAACAAAATTTAAATCCAGCATGTCTGAGCCTGCTGCAGGAAGAAGTGTAGGTGCAGACTCGTTTCTATTTATTATTTCTGTTGTTTTTTCCTGAATGCCCAAACCACCCTTGGCAACTTCATAATGAATTAAATAATCATTTGGGTTATTTGCATCAAAGATCAGAACATTATTTTCATATAGCTTTAAGAGTTTTTTGATATCTCCCCATACTGGCAAAATATCTGCACCAAGGCCAGTTATAGAATAGGATTTCTTTTTATAATAGAATCCGTCTTCAATTATTGAATCAATAATCGCTCTAGCAAGCTCTTCGTTTTTCCTATACTCTTCGACATCAGTTGCCGTCTCTCCTTTTGTATTTGGATCAACATACGGCCTAACTACATCTATAATATACTCGTCATCATTGATAGATATTGTGTATGTATTATCATAAAATGCTGGTAAAGATATTGTTATTTTTGAAGATAAATTAGAGGTGGCTTCTCCATTAGTTATTGAAGAATCCGCCATATCTAAAATGGTGTACTCGTACTCAGTGCTTGGAGCACTAACAGTAATTGTTACATCAGTCTCGTATGGCGGAACCCTCAATATTTCCATTTATTTGTTAAACTCCTGAGCAACTTCTTGTGGTGTTGCAAGTCTTGTGTGATTACGAGTAAGCCACTTTTCTGCCTGCTCTGGAGTTACCAAGTTATAACCCCTATAAACCTTTCCAACCCCACTCCAAGTTACATTTTTGGTTGAGTGAATAGCAACCTTTTCAACTTTAGTCTCTTCCTTCTTTGCCGAAGCCTTTGGCTTCTTGGCTACTTTACCAGTACCAATAACTCCATTTTCAACAGCGGTAATTCCTTGAACAGTGCCATCACCAACTACAGGATTTTGAACCTTATTGGTAATTACATTTTCTGGCTCTGCAACTGTCTCAGCTGCCTTTTCTGCTTCTTTAACTGCCTCAGCATATTTCTCAGTCAAGCTTTCATCAATGAATGCCTGGAATGATTCGGCTGTTTCTTTTGAGATAAGAGGCTCTCCTGGCTCCAGTACAGCAGGAATAATTTCTTCATCCTTGTTTTCTTCTGACATATATTCTCCCTATATTTACTTTAATTATAACAGATTAATGAATAAGAGGGCAGGAGCTAGATGCCCCTGCCCCCTCAATTTGTTTCTATATTTTAGCTGTCAGCAGCTGCGTCAGCGAACGCAATAGCGTCCTCTTCTTCCCACTGTACACCAAAACGAACGAATACTGTGTATTCAATTGTGTCCTTCTTTGGCTGGTACATGCGGTTTACAGTGATGTCTCTCTGGAATCCCCAAACACGGTTGGCTGGGAATGTGAGGTCAATGTAACCATCTGGGTAGTAAGGAACTTCCTGAACGTCAATTCCTAGAACACGGGTAGTGCGAGCACCACCAAATGTCTGGCCCTGTCCATCTAGGTAAGCCTGGGTATTAGCCTGGGTGTTACCATTCTTTCCAAGAGCCTCAGCAATTGCGTCAGATAGTGTACCGTTGTTCTTAACGATACCCTGGAATGCGTCAGTACCTGCGTAGAACTTCAGGTTTGACTTGATTGCACGGTACTTACGTGGCATAGCAAGAATAATTTCCTGCATAACCTCTGGTGTCCATGCGTTGTCAGCGACTGTTACTACAGCCTCGTGAGCATCTCCGTTGGTCTTTACCTTGTTGACGAAACCGTTCATAATTGAAAGGAATGCGTCTGAGCCAGTGCCTGTACCATTGATTGCTAGGTCTTCAATGTCATTTGCAAATGCATTTGTCATCAAACGAACTAGGTGATCTTCTAGTGCAGCCCCCTCAATACCGTCTTCAAGAGCCTCAGCTGAGACTTCCCAGTCAAGACGGATCTTCTTGGTTGATAGCTCAACCTTAGAGAACTGAGCACCAGTGTTTTCGTAGTTACCTACAGCCTGGGCTGCAGCACGAATTACACGCTCACCAACGTTAACCTTCTCAAGTTCCATGGTGTTAGCTCGCATAGTTACACGGCGACCATCCTTGGCGAGTACAGTTGCATCCCATACGTAGTCAATAAACCTACGTGCCTGTTCAGGGCGTAGAATACCACTGCCTGCATCACCCGAAGGATTTACGGCGTTTGGTCCAGTTGTTAGACCATATTCAGCGTTAGGAATGTTACCCAGTGTGTTGGGACCTGGATCTGTTACTCCACCAATACCACCAGATGCAAATGCACCCTGACCTTGGAAAGTACCAGGAGCAGTGCCACCTAGTTCACCAGACTCACCTGGCTGATTCTTAATAATCTCTTCCGACATATTGTCACCTCCTAAGTGATTTTTGTCTTATTTAAATAAGTCGGCAGTTTTGAGGAAACGTCCGCCCCATAGGGATTTTTCAACCTTTTCTGGTTGAACCTGTACGATCTCGCCTAGATCGCCAGACTTACGAAAAGCGGTATCGGCTTCCACAGCATCTACTCGCTTTCCAAAATTGTCAAATTCTGACTTGGCCTGAGAAAGCTCTCCCTTTACAGAAGATAGCTCTCCCTTGACGATGCCAAGAGATTTGTTTAGTTCTGAAACCTGTTCGTGCAAAGACTTAACAGTTTCAGCTAGATCGCTAAAGGCTGATGTAAGAGTGTCTTTAATGTCAGCTACTGCAGTAGCAATAACTTCGTCTGACTTTGATACTTCTTCCTTAGCTGCTTCTTCCATGTCTTCAGACTTCATTGTTTCTTCTTCGTCTTCCTTCATGTCGTCAGCCTTCTTTTCCTCTTCGTCCATGGACTTTTCTTCCTTGTCCTTGTCTTCTTCAGAATAGGCTTTCTCTACGTCAGCTGTGGTTTCGGCATCTGCCTCTGGAGCGACCTGTGCTTCTTCAACTACATCATCGTTCTTTTCAACAATGTTTTCAGTTGTTTCATTCATAGGATCTTCCTCCTTTTTCATCTTAGAAGTATTAATGCCTTTAGCACTATCAACTAAGAATTTTATCATTTCTGATTTTTCGCTGTCATTTTTTTCAACGAAACCTATATTTTTCATTAGAGTTCCATTAATTGGACTCTCTTCTGATTCTTCTGATGATACCTTTACGATACCGTTTTCTCTATCCCAGAAAACATTCTCAAACTCAACGTCAAGGTTTTCCCCCTTGATCATATCTACGCCATTCACCTTTTCAACAGACAGAATGTTTGCAAACTGATTTGCTGGATTGTCTACCAAAGATAGCTCAATTAGATCATAGTCTTTGATTATGCGAATAGTCTTTTCCATTTTTTCATCATACATATCATCGTACTTATTCATCTTTCCGCCAATGGAAAAACCAGAAAGTGTCCCATCCAAAACTTTTTCCCAGGTGTTTTGTGCACCCTTAGAAATATATGCAGATACAAAAACGCCAGAATAGAACTTCTTGCTTTCTGGATCAAAGTATCTGTCTTCTTTAAAATTAACCATCTTGCCAACAGAGATTGGTTGGTGCATTTCACGAATGTTGCCACGGAACTTGGCAAATGCCTTGAGAGAAGCTTCTGTGGTTACTATGTCTGCCTGCTTGTCTACATTGTCAAGTGTGGCAAATCCAGAAACGATTCTACGCTCCTGATCAACCTTGCTGAATGGCATAGACAAACGAACGTTGTCTCCATCCATATCCCACTGTGCTTTAGATATAGTCATTGTATTCTAATTATATCGCTTTTTTATCAAATTGTTATAAACAACATACCATTATAGCAGTTTTTATTCTGATGACGGGCCTTCGCCCTGAGCGTTCCTTCCTGATATAGTAGCTGGGCTATCTGACGCATTATTTGTTCTTTCGGCATCTCTTTGCCTATTGCCAGCCAAATTTGCTCTAGCGTCTGTAGCTTGTCTTGGTGACATTACAAAGGGGCTGTCGCCATCTGGCCTTTGTGGCAGACCAAGGACCTCCCTGGCCTCATTTGGAACCATAATCTGCGTCTTTACATATCTTTCCAAAATTTGAGACTGGGCTATCTCGTCTGTCAAAGTTAACTCATTGAACTTTAGCTCTAAAATGTCAGTCTTTTCCTTAACAATTCTGTTTACTAGCTTCTCAATGGTTCTTTGTAGTGGTCTTGCTACCTGCTCCTTAAATGTTCTATCCTGAGAAAGAGAGGCTGCAATATTAGAGGCATCGGAGCCTCCAATCTTTGAAAGTGGAACTTGGTGTGCAATTAGGATATCATCACGATTTCGTAGTCTGTATTCGTTAAATGAAGCTTCCTGGACACCATTCTCAATGGGTTCCATCTTAAACTCAACTTTGTTTTGTTCGGTATCTCCTGGCAGTGGAATGTACAGTGTTCTATGGCTTTGCCCCTTTAGATTTGTTTGTAAGAATCTGAATAGTTTGTCTTCTGCCTCAGAGGATAGTTTTGCACCTTTAAGAGTAACCACATAGCGTGGAACAGCCTTGTTGCTAAAGTAGTCAATATTGTATTGCGATGCAAGCTGATCTCCGTGTAAAGAAGAGACGGCAGACATAATGTCTGGAATACCATAGTAAGTATTTAGCGGAGAATATTGCTTAAAGTGAATGATCTCATTTGGTCTTGGATCTCCAGTAATTGGATTTGGATTTGATGCTCCAAAATTTCTAAAATATACAACCTTATGTCCAATAACCTGAACAAAACCATCTTTAAGCCTACGAACACGAATTGTGGTAGCTGGAATATGACCAATATATCCAATCTCTCCACGTACCGTTCTACCAATCTCAAGATATCCGTTGCCAGTTGACTCATAGTCAGTCAGCACCTTCATCATAAGGTTTGTAAATGATTCTTCGTCATTGAGATTCTCTAGCCAATCACGCATCTCTATCTTCATTCTTTCAATGCGTCTACGTGCCTTGTCTCTTGCTGAATCATTATCATTTGATTCTAAAGCCATCATTGTTCTATCAGAGACATGGAAGTCATATCCAAGACCAACAGTATTTTCTACCTTTGCATCAATGGCTGCGTGGTTGGCAAATGATGTGTCATAAAAGTTAGCTAGCTCGTATAGGTTCCATGGTGGGGTAATAACATCAAACATGCCGTATCCGTTACGATATACGCTTCCTGGATTAATCTCTTTTGATGACGCACCGTCTGTTCCAGAACTAATTGCAAGGGCACTATCCAGATAGGCTGGCGATGTTGTGTTAATATTTTTTGGCACCTGTATGTCATAGGCCTTGGCCATTCTATCTGACCTACGTTTAAAATTTTTATCTAAGCCAGACAAGCCCTTAAGTTCATCCCAAGACTTATTAAATGGATCCTGTTCCTTAAAAACATTATTTTCTTTTTCTGTATCTGGCAGGCCAAGATCTCTAATATAAAGCTCTTCTGACATTATTCTTCGTCTCCGTACATTTCAATGGTCTTTTTGGCTGCTGCCACTGCACCAAGGTCATTAAGATTTGGGATTAGGCCGCTTTTCATTCTGTCTATTTGCTCAGAATACTCTTCATCCGATACACGGCCCATCCCAGCAAAAAATACTGGCTTGCCATTAGGCTCGCCATGATAAGCTGCAGCTTGGCGTAGCTTATGCAGCTGTATCTCATCTCCCCTATGGGACGGAATGTTTAGGATGTTTCCCTGACCATCCGTAAACCACTTTCCGTTTTCTCTCTGCCAAACATATATACCCCAATCGTAGTTTTTATCTAAAACTGTGATCTTAGACTTACCAATTTGATTAGGATTTTGCTTTTTCATAACCATAAGTATACCATATTATACTGCCTGGTATACCTGAGAACGCCACTCTATGTTTTCTTTGACTGAATATTGGTAATCTCCAAACACAGACTCTATTTCATCATCAATAATTATTTTATTTGTTCCTGTATATATCTTATATATGTCTGATGGGTCTACTCCATAATAGCTAGTTTTTGCTATAAACAAAACGCCATCCCAAAGATATGATGGCCAGAAGCCCCAATCTAGAGTTAATGAGCCAAGGTTTTTAACCTTAAACCAAGGCCTTGTAATCTCATTTTGAACCTCTTGAAGATTAGTTGATTTGTAATAAGAAATATTATTATATGTCAGTGGTGCGGTTAGCCTAAGTGCCCCAGCAAAATTAGAAAATTCTTGAATATTTGCAAATCTTATACCAAGCATTGCCCACTCCTTTATGGTTAAAACTGGATCCTTTACAATTTTTCCATTTAGGTAAAACGCTATTCCATTTTCTAACTCTCCCCTAGAATTAATAGCGTATAGTTTTGCACGTTTTCCAGATGGATCACTTGCAGCAGCATATACACGAATGTAAGAGTTTTTACTCTGAATCTCGAAAAGCTGCATTGCCCCATATGGAAAAAAGTCTTCGTCAAACCTTAATGCCATTTGCATTGCTATAACTTTAAAATTATCTGATTTTGAATTATTTAGTGGTATGGAAATACCCCTATTTATCAATGGGTCATATCCGCCCCTTATGGTTATTCCACTATTTCTAGTTAAATATAAATAGGGAGTGCTTCCCTTATAAATAGAGAATGGATTTTGTTTTTTATATGTAAGATAGAACCCTTCTTTTCTATATGGATAAATGTCATTACCAAATCTAGTCCCAATGGATGTTGGCATGGTGTCAGAAAGTGCCATGGATGCATACTCTAGGGACTTAATAGAAATTGGAGTATTTTTAATATTTCTAGAAGATATTTCAATATGAGTAACAATAGCAAGATTATTAAAGGAAATTGACTGGGGTGGATAAATTATCATATTATCAACAACCTCATACTTTGTGTTTATCCAGTTTGACCCAGGTACAACAATTCCATTTTTAGGTGCAAGCTCTGTATTTGTAAATGTAGATAGTGATCTATTAGCCCCATTTTCAAGCAATTGAAATGTTATGTATGTTTTTACTATAGAATTTAGGGTGTCGTATTTATAGGTGCTTACAGATTTATTTTTTAAATCTTCATAATTTTGAAAACCAGTAAAAAGCTGATTATCTAAAGAATCATAGGTTCTTTGTATTGGATTGGCATATTCAGACTGTAGCTCTGCATATGTCCACGAACCCTCTTCTGTTTCCTGAACAAAAATAGATGGTGCTGGATAATTAATATTAAATTGGATAAAATCTAGATCAAGCCTTGAGTCTCCACGTGAATCAGTAGTTTCTTTAGCAAAAAATGATAGAGGGATTTGATCTTGCCAAGATGAGTCTGCCTCAACCAATATCCCAAATCCAGATAAATCTTCTCCTGCAATTACTCCGTAGCTAGGTATGTGATTTTCTAAAATAGAATATGAGTATTGGCCAAGAGTTCCACCGTCATATAAGAATTGAAAAATAGCAGACTCTTGAACGTCTTCTCCAGCATCTGCCGTATTTGTATATAGCTCAGAGCCGTCAATGAATGTGTCAGCAAAGCTTAGGCCATCGGCAGCAAAAATAGAAGAAATTTTAGATAAATTCTTTAATGAACAAAAACCAATTTCATATATATTACCTAAAAATGTATTTGATAAATTTTTAGTTGAGCCAACGTAAATAGACATTGTGGTTAGTTTTCCAAAAAAGTCTGCGATCTTTTCACCGTAGTAGCTGGAGAATTTTTGGAGATCTATTCCAATAACTGCTTTTTCCCCAACACCATTTAAGTATTGTCTAGATTTTGATAATAATAATGAATAGTTTCCATTTTCCCACAACTTATAGTTAATGCTATCACTGTCTAGGGTTATTTCGAAAACATTTCCAGTTGCCCTATTCTCAATTGCAATCAGCGTTTGTTCTGTAGTTGGCGTTGAAATCTCTTTACAAATAATATAAAAAGCTTTTAGCTGCTCATTAGCTAAATTAAAATTTTCAAAAAATAGCTGGCCATTGGTTGAATCCCAACTACTATTTGGCCTAAACTTAATAAAGTTATCATTAATTTCATTTTGTGCATTTTCCAAATCTATAATCCACTCAGAGCTTGTTTTATTGCTAAACTTCGCTTCTGGGGCAGAGTATTGTGGAAATTCAATCGCATTTCCATTAATAGCCAAGTTGTCATAGGCACCCTGAACCCACTTCCCTAATGATGGATATTGATAGTTTTTGGCATACTTAGAAAATGGATAGTCAATAAAGACGGAACTTCCACTATAAGCATTATTAATATTTTCTGGAAACTCAACCCCTTGGCCATAAACAAATCTTCTTTTAGCTACCTGAAGTGGAACCCTATATCCATAAATAGCTATGCCATCAATCTCGATTGGGGCCACATCGTCATATGACCAAAATCCTAGCCAATCATTATCTAAAATGATGCTTCCTGCTGTTTGGTTTTTTTCTGGGAAATCTACATTATCAACATTTATAAGTGTTTCACCTACCTGTTCTCCATTAATAAATAAACTAATCGAAGATGTAGAATACCTAATCTGAATTAGCATTGGCCTATACCATTCTCCAACATAGTGCCTAATTAGGTAATCTCCAACCTTTAGTATTATTGTTGATCCCTGAACATAAACTCCATCTGTTCCACGTATATTTCCAAAAATTCTTTTTTCTACTACTGAGTTACAATTAATTCTAGTCCAAAACTCAAAAGTGTAATCCTTATATTTGCCAGAATTATTTAAAAATCCTTGACCAGGAATTATTAATGATGGAATTGCTCCACCACTTTGTTGAATTATAGTACTATTTGAGGCCCCAAAAACCATGGGGATTCCAGAATTTTTAGCAGATAATGCATTTTTTCTAACTAAATAATAGCCGTCAAGGTCCTGCAACCCATAGGCTTTTGCCTCAATTCCAAAAATATTTTCAGCATTGAATATGTTTGATGGCAATTCTACTGGAGTAATTCCTAAAGATGAGGCATTGAACTCTTCAGACCATTGTCCAAAAGATATACCATTAACTAAAAATTTATAGTTTGAAAGACTATCGCCATTAAAAAATTTAGCCTTAATTACTAGCCTAGCTGAAACATTGTCTGTTGGCATATTGAATGTTTCTGAAATAAAAATCCAATTATTAACTATTTCAGTTGAATAAAATTTTGTTTTTTCTACCAACTCTCCGCTAGATTCATCAAAATATTGATATCCAATTTCAAATCCAGAAATATAAGAGCTGCTAGTATAAACAAATGCACCTATAGCAAAAGTAGAAAGATCTTCATTTAAAACATTAAAATTTATTAAATTTGGGCTAACTGCAGAAACAAAAAAATTATCTCCAGTTGCTGATGATGCCGAAACTCTAGACACAAAACTATCTGAAAATGGTTCGTCTAATATAGAAGTAATGTTTTCGACAGTTCCGTTGTCTGTATCCCATAAACGCAAATCTCTATTTGTTTCGGATATAAGCGACACATAATCTGCCTTGTCGTCAAGGGGCCAGAACGCTATTGGATGCTCAGAAAAAATTTTTTCGGCATACAAACTAGATGGAGTAGACATAAATCACCACCTATAGTTTACCACAAGTAGCCTACATATACTTACTATTTAAAATATGGCTAACTTCTAGATGATTTACATTAAAATGTTTTGGCAATGAGGCTACCCAGCGAATAGCCTCTGCCATATCTTCTGCAGTTAAGGCATGATTCTTTTTCTCAATTTGGGTATCTATGGTGCCAGGACATATTTCTGTAATCTTAATCCCATATTCTGGAAACTCCATCCTCATTGTATCAACTAATGCCATTTCTCCTCTTTTTGCGTTAGTATAATTACCGCCATTCCTATATGGAATCTTGCCAGACAAAGATGTCACAAAGATTATTGTTGGAGACTCTGATTTTTGAAGGCAGGGAACAAAAAGTTGGGATAAATACATTGGCCCAGCAACATTAATATCATATGCTATTCTAAAATTTTCCATTGTTTCATTAATAATTTTGGTTGGTCCAGAACCACCACCTGCATTGTTAACAAGAAGATCTAGAGAAATATTTTTATACTTCTCAGCAAATGCCAGTATTTCGTCTTTTCTTGTTATGTCTAATTTGTATATTTCAACATTGCCAGATTCCAGATTAGAAATCTTGGATAGGTCTCTTGAAACAGCTATAACCCTATATCCATTTTCCGATAAAAGCTTTACAGTCGCATAACCTACGCCTTTGCTTGCACCAGTAACTATTGCTGTTTTCATTAATCCAAAGATCCCAGTTCTTTTTTATAATATTCTTCGAACTCTATCCAAAACTGAACATTATTAATCATTTTTATATTATCTGTATTTCTACTAAATCTTAATCGCTCTTTTTCTAATTGTCTCCAAACATCTTCTCCATATTTTTCTTGCAATTTTAACCAAAGTGGATGTCCAAGATAGTCATATTTCCAATATGCTCTTATAATATATTTTTCGCCATTGCTGACTTTTTTTACTCCATGATAATGTGGATGGCCAGACATAAAAACAACAATATCTCCAGCCTGTGGCTTATAAGAATAGTCTTCTTTAATTATTGACATATCATTATCATCTAAAAACCTAAACATTACGTCTCCGCCATCATAGTTGTCATTAAGATAAAAAACAACAGTAATGGCAAACTTAGATCCAGGATTATAGGCCAATTCTCTTTGAAAGTCTGTATGATGAAACATAGCATATTCTGTATTATCCTGTGGATCTGGGATATACTTTGCTATACCCCAACCATTATAAATCCAGTTATCAAATACTAAATTGTTTTCTTCAACATATAGCCTTGTGGTATTATAAAATAAATCATTAATTTTATTTTCATAATAGCCTGGGCTTTTAAAGTCATTATGTGGTGATTCATGCTTTTTCCTTTTCCACTCTTCTTCTGTTGGAAATGTATCAAAACTTGTTGAAAAAAGAGTGCCATTGGCTGACCTACCAAGAGTATACCAATCTTTCCATTTTTTATTTTCTTCAAAATATTTTATAAAAGATTCTGGATTTTTAATTGCTTTTTTAAAAACCCATACCGTATCTTGTATTTTTTCAATATCAAAATTATATGCTGTTTCTGCCATCTCTCATACTCATATCATTATGAATCCAGTGACTTGGAACCATATATTTAAAACCAGATTTTACTGTGTGAGCAATATGATAATATGGTGCAGAAGATGGGAAAATTATAATACTTCCAGCACTTGGCTTTACCCCAAAATCTATTTGATTTTTTTCTACAGCAACAGCATAATCTAAGTCTGGACTTGCAACTTTATTGTGATCTTCATATTCAGATAGCTTAAATGAAATTTCTCCACCATCACAATCATCATTAAGATACATCACCAAAGAATACCGCAATGTTTTATCCCCATCTAATTGGTCATAGTGTGCACCCATTGCAGAACCAGTATTATACTTTTTAATATTAAATACTGGGAAAAGTCTTGGCTCATCTAAATCTCCTATAGAATTTGCATAATCTTTTGAGACTTCGTAGAACGATTCCATGATGTTGTTATATATAAATGCTAATTTACTCTTATATGGCTCATCCATTTTATTAATTTGATTAATATCAAATGTTTGGGTTTGTCCATATATAAATGTTTTATCATTTGATGAAGTCCAGTCTTGCCATAAAGGAACGGCATCGGATGGGCCAATTATGTCTAGCTCTTTAATCGTTTCCATAACTTTGTCAAAGTTTAAAACGGCATCCTCATAATAATAAACCATATCATTTAAAATATTTTTTTTCATTTTAGAATTTATTCCTTTCGTAAAAACCCTTTTCCTTAATAAATCCGACTAAGACATATCTTATTGGACCTTCTGAAACAAAGTCAACCCCGTGCTCATATTGCTCATTTCCTGGAAAAATAAGAAGAGTTTTTGGTTTTGGCTTAAGCTTTATTCCAAGATTTCTAAAGAACAGCTCACCATTTTCATAATCATCATTAATATAAATAATTGCAGCATAACGTATTGATGGATCTGTATGCTGATCTGTATGTGATTTTAGCTCTACCCCTGGCTGCATTCTTTGTATTGTAGCAAGACCACTAAGCATCAGTGTTTCGTCTGCTTCTGTTACAAGAGAGGCAAGCCTTTTATAAAAAATACGATATTCTGGGTGTTCACTTACATTTAGATTTTTGTCAGACCAATTTTGTGTTATTTCAAACTTTCCTTCAGCCACAAGATTTTCTACATCATCTCTACCAAATTTTTCTAAACAAAAGCTTTTTAGGTTAGCTAAATATTCCACTTCCCAATCTTCCTGTGAAGCGGAATTTATTTGATTAAAAAGAAACTCTAAGTCATTATCTGTTAAAAAATTTTCAATAGATACTAGCTCATCCGTAATTTCTTCAAATGATATATTATTTTTCTTTAAAATTTCTTTTAGCTGATTAATCATTGTCGTCTTGCCCCACCTTATATTTATTGCCATCCATATCTATTTTATACCCGTCTTTAAGCAAATCTTGCCATTCTTTTCTTTCGATTTCTTGCTTTTCTCTAATCTGTTTCATTTCATCTGCCCAGGCATCTCTAACTTCTTGTGGATATGCATCTTCCTCACGGTCATCCCAAAAAGATCCTATTGTATATCTGATTCCAGACTCAATTAGTGTAACTTCGTGCATATTGTTAAAGCCCCCGTCAAAAGCAGCCAACATTCCCACTTTTGGAGAAATCTCTATATTTTGCTTTGGAAATTTTAATAGTCCTCCAGAAAAATCATCGTTTAAATAAAGAAATGCGGCATATCTACTTCTTGCAAATGGGCCAGTATTTCCATGTTCATCTGTATTGTCTGAGTGTATTCTTGCATATGCCCCTGGCTCCCACTTTTGAGTGTGATACCCAATTTGCACAACAGTTTTTGGATCTATGCTATGTACGGATGCCACAGCCTGAATAAACCCATCTTTAATGCTAGAAAATATATTGCCTGGCAACCCCTCTTCTTCAATTTCTGGATCATCGTCTTGTGGCAAAACTGAAGAATACGACTCATAAAAAGATATTGGCATCCAAGTCATAGTGCCTTTTTCTGCCACCTTATCTAAAAGCTTAATAATTTTAGAACACTCTTCTGATGATATAAAATTTTCATAGATAACAATGTCGTCAGTTAACCTATTCATATTGTTTAAATTTGCCATAAACCACTCTCCAATTAAGATTATACCATAGCCTAAGAATTGCCCTTATGAGATAGTATCGTCCAAAAGAATGGAACTGTATACCTGATTCCAGACTTTATCTCTGTTACACCATGTATATAGTTCATATCTCCTGGGAAGAAGTAGGCAGCTCCCCTTTTAGGTTTAAACTGAATTCCTTGGTTTGGAAAGTATAGCTCTCCCCCCTCATAGTCATCATTAACATAAAAAAGTCCAGCAATGTCATAGTATGGAAAATCATTGGGCTTTCCAGCGTCTGGACCAGTGTGCAATTCTTTATCTGCATGCGGCATTTGAAATTGGCCAGGAAGCCATCTAACCATGGCTGGGCTAGTTGGCAAAGCATCTACACCAAAAAACTTGTCTACTTCAATCTTTAATCTTGCAACCATGCCTTCTATAATTTCAGGTATTTCTGGGTTTGTTTTTTGAATTGTTGGATAAGTCGCTACACGATTAGCCCAATATCCAGAATCATAAATAACCGTTCCATTTTCATTATAGTGAGTTTCAGTTATATCCCAATTTTCATTAGACCTTATGAAATCATTTAATCTAGTTATTTCATATTCAGTCATAAAATCTTCTAATGTTACAATATTTTCTGAGGAAGATCCAAAAAATCCAGACGGAGTTATAGAGACTCTGTCAACCACACTATTATTTGCTAAATTTTCCATAAACAACTCCTATTTCTATTCATATTTTCTTCTCTCCCAGACCTCATTTAAGTATACTCCACCATTTGGAACCCTATATTTTTTGACATTTTCAAAATTCTTTTTCATTATAGTCTCAGATGTACTAATTTCATATTCTGATTCCCAGTCTTCTCTTTTAAATGGAATCATTTGTGCGTATGCAGTTCCTGCTGGTAAGACTCCAGTCCATCCTTCTTGAATAAAAAATGGAAAAGTTCCTGGCAAGTTTACCTTGTCATTATCTACAATACCGCTAGTTGTAAGAAATGGCAAATCATATCTTCCAAATGGTTGAGAATATAATACACTATATCCATCTGGAACTGCTACCGCCCAGTCTGGCCACCAGGCAAAATGCTTTTTATAATATCCTTTTGGATGCTCAAATTGCTGCATTGGTGGTCTTAAATGAACAAAATCATGGTACTTTTGATTAGAAACTCTTACAGAAATTTCATCATTATCATTAAGATAAAACTCAATATCGCATGGGGTTTTATAAGTATACCCAGTTACAAATATATCGTATAAGGCTGGACATGCCTTCCATGTTGGAATTTTTCCTTTATCTGGGCCAATCAAATGCTGTCCATTAGACATTTTTGCATATCTATCTGCATTTTTATACCAATCTGGAAGACTTTTAGAAACTGGTTCTGGGGCAGATGGGTCTTTTTCAGAAAGCCATGGCCTATTTGTTATAAATTTAATTTTTGGCATTATTTGTAACCTTCATAACTATCTTTTTTGCTTCGTGATGTCCAATAGGATCTCCATTGTGATCAATAGCATCCCTATAAAAATGTGTCCACTCCCCTCTTGAATTTTTTTCTTGACTTACAATACCACGATCACGCATTTTATTATTCCACTCATTGTCTTCATATGGTGGCCTGCCATTACGAACTTCTATCTCATGTGATTGAATATCTGCTAATGATACTGGCAAAACTGCTGCTACTGGAGTATTAGCTGGAATTGTTATTTCTATATTTGGTTCTGTTATCATCCAGGCAATTGGCAGATCACTAGCAAGCACAGATGTGCTCAATAGGGTTGTCATACATTGAGCACCCCTGATAAATTGATTTGGCACTGGCATTGTCAAAAGAGTTATATTTTTACCATTTTCTTCAAAAAATGTGATATCTGTGTAAAAGCTAATCGTTCTATTGCCACGATTTGGATGAGCGTATTTAGAACCAGATAATATTTTAACATGATCTCCAGTTGAATCATTTATGCCATCCCAAATAAAAGTTATATCTTCTGGAAATGAAATTCCCCAACCTAGCCTATTAGATAATGATACTGGAAAACAGTGATAGGCATGTCTATCAAACGTAGTGTCCATCCAATCACGATGCAGTGGCAATTGGTCTATTTTTGCCATCTGACCAGAGGTATATACAAAAACTTTAGCCATTAATTCCCAGTCTCCTGATAAAAATCTGGTCTATGATATTTGTCCGAATAATCTAGCATTGTAACTATAGAATACTTTGTCCCACTAGTAACTGGCATAGCTCTATGTGGATACATAAAGTTTGAAGGAAATACAAATAAGTCTCCAGCCTTTGGTTTAATATTTAAGTTTTGGAGCCTAAAAAATAGCTCTCCGCCTTCATAATCATCATTTGGATATGCTACCAAAGAAACTACACAGTTATAAGAAAACCCATTGTCTGAATGCTCTTGAAAGTGCTGTCCTGGACCATACTTTACATAATTCATTGCCTCCCAATATCTAAGCTCTCCAATATTGTGAACCTTGCAATAGTATTTTACTGCTTGCAACTGCCTAAAATAAACCTCATCCCATAGCTGTTGAAGCTTTATAGATGCTTCACTTTTGTCGTGTTGAATGTCAGTCTTTTTATACTTAAAATCATAGCAATCTCTATATTCTGGGATTTTCATTCCATAGCCAACCATTGCTTCTGCATATTTATATTGATTAGAGGGGTCTTGCAAAACTGACTCTAGCCTTTCAATAATGTTCATTGAGGTTGGCAGGACATTCCTAAATAAAAAAATTCCGCTTCCTAGATCATCTATTGATGACCAAGTAATTTCATCAATTTTATAAAAATCTTCTATTCTTTTTTGTAAATCTTCTTGTGCACTCATAATTTTCCTAATAATATATTTTATTCATATCTTCTTGACGGTAGTTAAAGTTTCTTAATCCACCACGATTATTGTAGTCAGTCATAATTACGATAGAATACTTTGTTCCGTTAATCATATCGTTAGATGCATGCTCATAAATATATGTTGATGGGAAAACCATGACATCTCCCCTTTTTGGCTTTAGCTTTAGATTAAACCGTGGAAAGTAAAGCTCTCCGCCTTCATAGTCATCATTAACATATGCCACTACAGATACGGTTGTAACATATGCTGGTCCATGATCAGCATGAATCTTGAAGTGTGTTCCTGGTCCATCATATTTGACAAAATTAAATGCTTCAAAAAAATTTACCCCAACACCCCAATACATTCCATAGTCATCAACGTTTGGCTTTATTGAACGAAAAGCAATTTCGTGCATGTCATATAGGCTTGAATTATGGTTATCTCTTGGCCCAAGATTATTTGAACTTACTTTAAAATCTAAGCACTTTCGAGCCTCTTCAAGAACAGTGTCTGCCTCAGTTACTTTTGCACCCTGCCAAGAATATTTTGTTTGCCCATTAAGGTTATTTTCTAAAGTTTCAATAATATAGTCACAAGTTTTTTCATCGATTGCCTGGTTGTATATATTAATGCCCAATGCTGGATTAGTAACTAAAATTCCAGCCTGTGTAAATCTTTCTGGCATTCTATTTGAATCTGTTTCTGATCTATCTTTTGTTAGCCAATTATTTGTCATAACTAAATTATAGCACAAAGCCCAGAGACGACATCTCTGGGCTTTGTTTTATTATCTTATCTTAGAAGAACTTAGACCCTCCAGCTCCACCTGGGAAGCTTGGGAAGAATGGTGGGAAGAATGGTGGGAAAAATGGTCCAAACGATGGGAAATATGGTGGGAAGAATGGGAAGAATGGGAAGAATGGGAAGAATGGTGGAAAGAATGGGAAGAATGGGAAAAACGGCGGGAAGAATGGCGGGAAGAATGGGAAGAATGGCGGGAAGAAAGGACTAAACGTAGTAACGCTAGATGAATTAGGAGAAAATGCACCGTCTCCATTAGCATTGCTTGCACGAACCTTATATGTCTGAGAAGTTCCACCTTCTTGTGTTACTGTAGCGGATGTAACGTTAGAAGCAACGTTGTTTGACTTATTGTCGCTACTTTCCCAACGGTATCCAGTAATTGCACTTCCACCAGTGTTTGGTGCAGACCAAGAAATAGAGTCTTGATTTATAACAGTTGAAGCAACTGACGGGGCAGCTGGTGCTCCTGGTACTGTAGTAATGGCAACAGTGGTTGAAGAAGAAGCGGCAGATGTTCCAGCATTATTAGTTGCAGTAACGCTAACTGTATAGGTTACTCCACCAACAAGACCTGTTACTGTTAATGGTGATGTAGCTCCGCTAGCAGTCCTGGTTGTTTGACCAGAAGCAGTAGCTGTTACTGTATAAGAAGTAGCTGCTGGAGAATCACCAGGTAAAGAAAAAGTAACTGTGGCAGCACCATCATTAAATGCCCTCCCAGTTCCAACGTTAGTAGCAGATACGCTTGTTGGTGCCTTTGGCTCTAGAAAGTCGTTTGATGCCTGTGACCTTCTACCAGGTCTTTTTCCTACTGCCATGTTCTATTTTCTCCTTAATATTAAGATGCAAGGTCTCCGAATGCTACCCAGGTATTTGCAGCTCTCTTAAAGAGAGTTACAGAAGACCACTGAGCACGGAGGTTTAGGCCTGGTGTTGCATTAACTGTTACGCCAGCAGCACCAGCAATCGATACACCACCAGTATTTGTTCTTAGAACATCTATTGATGTACCAATTGGGAAGTTTGTAGTAGAATCTGCTGGAATTGTAACTGCAACTGCAGAACCACCAGTGTGAGATACTTCAACAAGTCCATCTCTAAGTGAAAGGCCACCAGTAGACAAGTTATATGCTGCAGTAACCTGTGTTATAGCTGTACGTGATGGAACACCTTCTTTTGTCTGAGTTCCGTCAGAGAACGCAACACCAGCAGCTGCTGCTGTAACGAGTCCAGAAAATGTTGGGTTGTTTACAACAGAAATCTCTGAGCCATTTACGCTTACGTTAGTTCCAGCTGTAATAGTTCCAGCTCCAGCAAACTGAACAAAAGTAATTGGGTCAGTGCCAATAGTAACTACGTTAGTAGCTGTCTGAACCCATCCAGTATTGTCATTAACAGTACCGCCTGTTACGAAAACAAAGTCTCCGCCATCAACTTCTAGTGGCTCATTGAAATCAGAGGCCCGTAGGGCAGCTCCAGAAGCCTGAACAATATAAATACCATTTTCGCTAGCTGTTGTTTGGTTTTTAACCAGAACACGATCGCCAGTTACAAGGGTGACTCCATCAAGAACGTCTCCGTTTTCAAGAGCATTTGATAGGTTAACATTTGCTGTAGTTGCAGCAACACAAGATGGGTGAACGTGAAGACCTTCAGAGATAGAGTCTGCATAAGCTTTAGTTGCAGCGTGATTAGCCTCTGTAGGTGCACCAGACAGAGTCAGTGCACCAGTCATTGTGCCACCAGAAAGGCTTAGCTTTGCATCTAAAGCAGTCTGAGTAGCTGTAGAAACTGGCTTGTTGGCATCAGACGTATTGTCTACGTTGCCAAGTCCGACATGTGTTGCTGTAACACCAGAAACAGTTCCTGTAAAGGTTGGATCAGCCGTTGGTGCCTTAGCATTAAGCTGTGTCTGAATATCTGATGTAACGCCATTCAAGTATCCAAGCTCTGTGTCAGATACAGAGCCAATGCTTGTTGTAGATGGAAGGGTTACTGTTCCAGTAAAAGTTGGCCCAGAAAGTGGGGCATAGGTTGAAGAGGCTGTAGAAGAAGCAAGCTTTCCATCTAACTGTGTCTGAATATCAGAGGTAACTCCGTTAAGATAAGAAATCTCTGTATTGCTAACATCGCCAATAGATGTTGTTGATGGAAGAACTACCGTTCCACTAAACGTTGGACTAGCCGTTGGAGCCTTTTCTGTTTCTAGATTGCCTACGGTTGTCTCTAGACCAGAAACCTCTGATTGAAGATTATCAATATCTGTTTCTGCTGTTGCTAAAGAGCCTTGAACCCCAGATACAGTAGTTTCTAAAGTATTTAGGTCATTTGTTAATGTTGTAATATTTGTTTCTGCTGTACCCAAATCTGTTGTGAGATCACTGACAGCAGATGATACGATACCTACAGAAGTAAACAGGTCTCCATAAGATGTGTTTAAATCAGCAATATCTGAGGTTATGTCAGTAATATTAGTATAGAAGTCAGGATCGTCTGAGATTGCTGCAGCAAGCTCATTAAGAGTATTTAGTGCCTCTGGAGCACCGTCAATGATATTTCCTAGCTGAGTAAGAGGAACTTTTCCAGCAGAGTCAAGTGTGGCAACACCATTGTTAGCACCCTTCTGGGTTAGAGGAACATAATCATCAAGGCTTCCGCCTAGGTCAAGGTCATTTGAGTCTAGGAAGTAGTACAGCTCAGTCCATGAGCTAGTGCCATCACCCATCTTAAATTTACCAGTGTCAGTTTCAAAACCTATTTCACCAGCACCCAATACTGGGTCTGCTGCTGTCCATTGTGCCGCAGTTCCTCTGCGTTGCTGCATTCTAGTTGCCATTTATACTTTTCTCCTAATGGGTTCTGCCCATACTCTTTTATTATACCGCTATTTTAGTTAAAGTTATCTACAGGACTTCCACCATCAAGTGTTAGTGTCCAAACAGTTGTGTCTGGTCCACCACCATCTACTGGTGCTCCCTGTGGATCATTAAAGCTTCCACCACTTGTAAAAGTAGTTACGATTAAGCCATTTCCGTCAATTGATGTATCGTGAATGTGTTGTGGAATATTCAGGGTGTCATCAATTACTGCTATGGTTAACCATGTACCGCCATAGTATACGTTAACTCTTTCTGTTAGCGTATCAAACCACATGTCTCCATTATCTGGAGAAACAGGAGGGGTAGATCCAACTGGCATACCGCCAATTAGAGCATCAACATAAGACTTAGTTACAGCATGGTCAGCTAGGCTTGGTGTGCCAACTGTTACTGCACCACCAAACGAACCTCCACTTGCAACCTGCAAGCCATTTTTGACCTTAAAGTCTTTATCTGTTGTAGCCAAGATCTACCACTCTCCTGTTATCTATATTTTATTTTACTTTAGTAGTGTTCCAACCACAGCAACTGTTGAGTTGTTGTTTACAGTTGTAACACGTAGTCTTACATCATTTCCATTTACATCTGCAGAAATTGAGCCAAGGTCTCCGTTGGTTCCGACAATTGCATATTCTGTAATAGCAATGTTGTCAGAAGTGTCCATTGTTAGAAGTACCTTTGCAATTTCTGTGTGAGATCCACTAGCAAATTTTACTAGGAATTCAGCTGATCTGTAGTCTGCCTTAGCCCATGAAACTGCAGTGCTTGTGCTTGCAGTTGGGACAGAAGCTTCTGCAGCTACCTGCTTTGCAACAGAATCAATCTCCACTGCTGGGAAGTTTGGTGTAACTCCCTCTAGAGCATCAATTGCCCTCTGATCAGTAAAGTAAAGGTTGCTTGTGCCTTCAGCTAGATCGTCAGTGTCTGAATCTGCAACACCATTCTCTGCTGTAACAGACAATGTGCGGTTTACTTCATCATAAACGATTGCAATATTTGTCTGTGATGCATTTTCTAGCAAATATCCTGCTGCATCCTTGGCACGGTTGTCAGTGAAGTACTTATTTGTAGTGCCCTCTGCAACATCGTCAGTGTCAAGCGTGATGCTTGAGCCAAGCTCAACCTCATTGCCATTTACTGTAACAGAATCATTTACAAGAGATGCATTTGCAATGTTTGAAAGTGTATTGCTAGATCCATCAATTGTCTTGTTTGTTAGTGTCTGGCTGTCGGAGGTTCCTACAATGTTTCCAGTTACACCGTGAATACCAGTTGTAGCATTCTGGTGTGTAGTTAGGTCTCCAGCAACATCAGAAACTTCATCATCAACATACTTCTTGGTTGCTGCATCCTGGTTGGATGTTGGGTCTACAAGGTTTGTAACCTTGTATGTGTTGGTTGCATCAAGATTTGCACCAAGCACTGTTCCAGAACCAAGAGTCTTATTGGTAAGAGTCTGAGTGTCGCTTGTACCGACAACATCACCAGTTACACCGTGCACACCGCTTTCTAGATCTACGTGTGCATCAAGCTCTTCCCCAACCCATGTTCTAGTAGCAACAACGGTTTCATCAATTTCAAATGTGTTGCCATTAAGGTCTAGACCATTTCCAGCAAGGTATGTGCCAGCACCAGAGAACTGAGTAAAGGTAATTGGGTCAGTTCCAATTGTAACTACGCCTGTAGATGTCTGTACCCAACCAGTGTTGTCGTTAGCGTTACCTCCAGTTACGAAGATAAAGTCACCACCGTTTACTTCAGCTGGAGCATCAAAGTCTGCTGCACGAAGAGCAGATCCAGATGGCTGAACTTCATAAATACCATTTTCTGCAGCATTGGTCTGGTTCTTTACAAGGACACGGTTTCCAGATGCAAGATTAACGCCGTCAATAGTGTCTCCAACCATAAGGTCATTAGCTATGCTAATGTTTGTTGTGGTAGCAGCAACTGCTGATGCGTGAATGTGAAGACCCTCAGCATATGAATCAACATATGCCTTGGTAGCTGCATCAGATGAGCTTGATGGGTCGCTAAGGTTTGTAATTCTGTGTGTTCCAGCATCTAGGTTAGATCCGAGAGTCTTGTTTGACAGAGTCTGAGAATCTGTTGTACCAACAACATCTCCAGTTACTCCGTGAACTCCAGAAGATACGTTGTGAGCATCAATTGCGTCAGATAGATTTTGGTCAGTTGCAATTACTGAGCCATCAACCTCAATCTGTCCAGAGCCATCAAACTGTAGACCGTATCCAAGATCTGCAGAGAATTCACCAGTTGTGGAGTTATAGTCTAGACCATCTCCAGCAGATAGAGCATCGTGAACTCGTCCCTCTGTAAAGTACTTGTTTGTAGCACCCTCAGAAATGTCATCAGTGTCAATAGATGCATTGATGTAGTCATCAACTCTCTGGTTTGTATAATAAAGGTTTGTTGTGCCTTCATCAAGGTCGTCTGTTGTAGAGTCATCTACACCATTTTCTGCTGTAATTGTAAGACCAGATCCAGTACCAGTAATAGTAATGTTTGTTAGTGTTGCACCCGTAAGCAACTCAGCTGCTGATGTCTTAGCACGAGAATCAGTAAAGTACTTGTTTGTTGTTCCTTCGTCTAGGTCATCTGTATCGTGGTTTGAAATATCAGATACTGTACCAGTTACGTTACCAGTAAGATTTGCTGTAATTGTTCCAGCAGCAAAATTACCAGAGCCATCCCGCTTTACGAGTGTGTCTGGTGTGTTAAGTGCTGTTCCTGTTCCACCAACCAAATTTGTAATATATGTTTGGTCTGCAGAGCTTTTTGTTAAAATATCAAAATTGTTGATGGTACCAGTAGTTCCTTCAACAATCAGACCATTTTTTACCTTAAAGTCTTTTACGACTGTTGCCATTTTTATATCTCCTTTTAGTTATGCCTTAAGTCCAATACGTGCGTAACGTACTGTGACTGGCTTAATAGCTGGATCTGGGGTAACAGTAATTGCTACTGTATTGCCAGCCCTAGAGACACTAATGGTTCCCATATTCCCATCGTTGTCTATTGTGCCATATTCGCTAACGGAAACGTCTTCTCCGTCAACCAATAGGGTCAATTCTGTGGCATAGAACTTATTATCTCCTGCTGATGTCTTTGCAATAGAAATAATATATTTGACCATTCTCCATACCGTTGCATCAAAGCTGTCAATAACGGTTGGGTTTTCAATACCTGTGATTGTGTTCTCATTGTTACCAGATGTTCCCAGGTCTGTAGCCTGGCCAGCAACGGTATCAATTAAATCAACATAGTCTTCTTGAGATGGACGATCTCCAGTCTCGAAACGTGTTTTTACATAGGAAATAGAGGTTCTTGCCATGCTCTAATTATACAAGCGTTTATTAAAACAATTAGAGAATATAGTTGCTGTAACCTATAATCTGAAGTCCAATACCTGGAATATTATTTTGATTATATCCAGGAACCATGATATTTGTTAAACGAATTCTAAATGGTAATGTTTCATCAATGCGAACAATTTTTCTGGATGGCACGATAGTAAATCTAGAATAGTTTTTAGATTCTATCTTTCTAGCTAGGTTTGATTTATTAGTAATGACTGCTGTAGCCATTAGTCAGTTACATCCTCAAGAATAATCATAGCACCCTGGGCTACCGTCCAAACAATCTCGTCTTGTGGCAAAGATAGCTGAATGTCAAAAATATCTCCAGTTTCTAGATCGTGAGTTTGCTCGGCAGTCAGCGATACCGTAAACTCTCCTGGCTCGTCATCTGGGTCTGCAGCTGGAGTAAGTGTGAGAAGTAAAGTTGCAGAATCTGTAAATACTGGGGGAATGATTGGGTTGGCTGGACGTTTCATTTTCATATTAATGGTCCAATCTGGAATGTTTAGTGGCTGACGCTCATCATCTGTAACATATACTCTAAATGCAGCAGTATCTCCACGAACGACTGTCCAAGTAACAACTGGTGGATTGTTTCCAACAGAATAAGCTGATGCAGAACCTCTAGTAGTAGCCATAGTCGTATTATATCACATTAAGCTAATCCAGCTTTTAGTGCCCCCCAAGTTCCATTACCCTTTGCCTCTACAATGACAAGACCTGTTTCTGCTGCATATGCAACAATACCAACTGCCCCACCAACATCCTGAGTTGTTGTTAGTCCGCCTGATGAACCAGCATATAAAATATCTCCAGCAGTAAAACTAGATGTATTAATATTTTCTAGAATGCCTGATACCACGATGATACCACTATCTCCATTTGGAATATTTGTTTTTGCTAAACCAAGAATAGCCTGCGTTGTTGAAGAGGTGGCTCTGGCAACCGTAGTTTTAGTTGTATAGCCAGTCACGTATACAGGGTCTCCAGCATTTACTGTTGCCCCACTGTTATTCAAAACTGCAAGCTGAGAATATGATGCGGATGGAAGAATTGTATCTATCTTATTTGCCAGATCTTCCAAATCTCCATGGACATTAACAAAATCAGTTGACTTTGGAAACGGTATCTCATAATTAGTAGTTTTATCAGTTGCCATAAAAATAATTATAACATGACAAAATGACCAAAAAGTGGTATAATTTATTGAACACCCTTAAAAAAGGTGTTTTTGTGCTTTATAGGAGGTGCAGTGTGAAAAAACTTGCAACAGTAAGCACTTTAACAGTAGTTCTTGTGGCATGCTCTTCTGCCGTTGGTTATTCTGACTATTACAATATTAACAAAAATACCCAAACCAACCTTTCGAAAGAAGCAGCCCCTTCTTTTATTGATGCCATGATTGAATATGGAAATAATAAAACCATGCTTGAAAAAATAGCTGCAGAAAGAGCAGCGGCACAGCTAAAAGAACAAAGAATTAAACAACAGCAATTTGAGAATAAAAGACACATTGCTAAAAGAATTAAAGAAATTAGAAAATATGCCAATAGAACTTGGTATGTTTTTAGTGGCTCTACCCCCAGAGGATGGGACTGCTCAGGTCTTGTTGTTTGGTTTTATGAAGGACTGGGAAAAGAAGTTCCACATTCTGCAAGCAAGCAGGGATGGATGAAGCCAAAGGTAAAAGATCCAAAGCCTGGAGATGTCGTGGTATTTAGAAATAAAGGATATAAAAACTTCAACCACTCTGCTATTTACATTGGAAACAATAAAGTAATTCATGCTGGCTTCAATAAGGGTGATAGAACAGAAATCATATCTTTAGACAGCCCAGCTTTTGATAATGCAGAAATAAGGTTTGTTAGGGTTTTGGATGTCCCCCTTGACTAAAAAATCATTAGTAGTTTTTGGGTCAATAGGGGCTATCCTTCTTGGCTCTAGCCAGCCACAGGCTTTGGCTGAAGAAAAGCCAGTCATCTATACGCAAACTGTTAAAACTGGCAATTGGGACTTTATACAAAGATTGCAGGCATTTGATAGAGTAAATATCAAAATCATAACACCTAGGCCTTGGCTAAATCCAGAAAGCAGAAAGTTTAGATTTTCTGATCCTCAAATTACGAAGATATTACAAAAGGCTGGATTTTCTGGCAAGGGACTTAAGATAGCACAAAGAATAGTTTTTCTAGAATCTACCAATAGACCATATGCATTAAATAGATCAAGTAATTGCTATGGACTATTTCAAATCAATATGACTGGTTCTATGGGGAAAGATCGTAGAGTTAAATATGGATTAAGCAAAAATGAGGATTTATTTAATCCCCTGACAAATGCCAAGATTGCATACCATATGTCAAATGGTGGCAAAGATTGGTCTGCCTGGACTACCTTTACTTTAGCCAACTAACAATAGAATAGCGAGTACCCTCTATTACTCTGTTCACAGAATGATTATATACATATGTTGATGGGAATATTAATAGCTCATTTGCTTTTGGTTTATATGATATGTTAAATCTTGGAAACTCAATCTCTCCGCCAACATAATCGTCATTAACATAATAAACAGTAGAAATTCTACGGTGATAATCTTGGCAATCATCAATATGATTTATAAATTTTTGGCCAACTCCATATTTTAATATACTGTATTGGTCGTGTGTTGGTGCCCAAACATTATACATAAACATGTAATCTCTTTCAAATGGATCAAAAACTTTAAAAAATATTTTACTGAGATTATAGTTAAAAGAGTTTGGCGGTATTGATAAATTTGGTGACAAATTATTAAGGTGTGGAACTATAAGACTAAGGGTATCCCTTGATTCTGTGTTAATGCCATCAAAATTTTTCTCTACTACTGATGCCTGGCTCCAACTAGTAATCTTTGAATCTACAGCATTTTCTATATCTGAAATTAAAGTTTGATATCCATTAAAAATATCTTTATAAAGAACAATTCCAGGGGCAAGCTCTTTTTTATTCATTACCATTTACCTAATGGACAGGTTGCCAAAGCTAGCTTTGTTTTTGCAGTCATAAAGCATCCGCATTTTTTACATTGAGATGTTGGCTTAATTAATTCTGGACAAGACTTACAGATATCAAACCTGTTTGTTGAGACCTCTTCTGTTGCCCATTGAGTTTGAGGATTTATAAGGTCCCAAGGACGAGTTTCTCCTAAATTTTGTTTCCATTGTTGCCATGGAGATATCTTACTCATATTAGATACTTTCTGGTGCTGTAAAAGTTTCTCCGTCATAGGACCAGCCATAATTAATGTCTGGATCAATAGTTGATTCTACAACTATTGGGTTAGAGCTTAGTCCAGCCCAAAGTCTTTCATAATTTGGAGCGGTGTTTGGAATATGGATAACTCCTATAACATCTCCATCCACTACAAATGCAAATCTTTTTATTAATGCTTCAGCGTCTGTCATTATTGTCTTCCTTTTTATTATATTTTAGCATATCCATACTCCTCCACTACAGAAACACTGTCCTGGGTATGGCTCTGGGAGACCACCACACAAACAAGAAATTGGCGATGTGCTAGGTCCACTAACTAAAGGAGTCATTGTTTCAGTAGCACAGAATTGTTCCATTGCAGTTGTTGCAGCACTTAGGCTAGCATATGTGCCAGTTACTGAAGTTGCATCTCCACAACATCCATAATAGGTTGTTGATCCAAATTCTGGTGGGAAGCTGGGTGGAAAGTCTGGGAATGACGGGAATGACGGTGGGAAGAATGGTGGGAAGAATGGGAAGCTGGGTGGGAAGAAAGGAGGGAAGAATGGTGATGAAACTGGTTGTGTTGAAACAGAAGCAGATGCCGTTGCCAATAGTGTGCCACCTGAATTTCTAGCTTGTGTATAAACCTGATAAGTAGTGTTTGGGGTTAGACTTTCAAAAGTATAGGTTGTTGATGTTGTACTGACTGGCGTACTAGGGACATCCTCAGTTGCATAGAATACACTATAAGAGGTGGTTCCTGCTGGAGGATTCGCCCATGAATATGTAATACTTGTTGGGCCTGATGATGTGCTAGTAATTGCAAATATAGCTGCACAAGCTGAGGTTGTTGCTGTTGCAGATCCGCTTAGCTGTGTTCCTGTTCCATCTAGACCGCTATAAAATATAATGTCATATGTGTATGTTGAATTACATGTAAGACCTAGATTTGTAAAGGTCGTATCGGTTGAATTTACAAGCGGATATACATTTGGAGATGGTGGGGCACCAGTTCTTGTTATTTGAAAAGATTGTGCTGTAAAGTTTGTAAATGACCAACTTACGTTAATTTGTGTATCGCTAATTGCTGTTGCTGAAACAGAAACTGATGGTGTTGATGGGAAACTTGGAAAGAATGGGAAAAATGGGAAGAATGGCGGGAAGAACGGTGGCACTGAAACAAGATTGTAAAGACTAAATTGAACTACAGTTTCATAATCAACCAGGGTATTTGCAGCTGGATCTTGTGCTGCAACTAGGTTATCTAAGGCTGCATTTGTAGTATCTACATCAGCACCCAGAGAATAGTTTAAGCCTTCAGACTCTAATTCGGAGATGGCTGCAGCCGATGTAAGTTCAGAAAGGTTTGGAACCAAAACCATTCCCTTTGCAGATGCATAGTAACCAAATGCATTTACCATTGCATCCTCCTATGCCTTCAAATCACCAATCAAATGCCACTCGTCTGTGCCAATCTTAGTGATCATAGCACCAGAATATTGAGTTGATATCCTATTATTATTTAATTTGCTTCTTACAACTACACCAGAACCACTAACTGCAGCAATAGTAACTTCTCCAGTTCCAGCCCTATAAATTTCTAATCTTGAACCAATTGGAAAATTAACTGATGAGTGTACGGGAATAAGAACCTCTAGGTTAGAAGAGCTATTTACCTTAATAAGTTTATTAACATCATTAAGGGCAATCGTATAGGATATTGTTTTTTCATCAATAGTTACGCCATAGCTAATCCAGAATCCATTAAAGTAATACTGTATCTGATTAATTTGATTTCCATTGGCATCGTCTCTAACAAAAACAACAACTCCATTAGTTGGTGATGTTATTGCTGCATCTCTGGCTGCTGGATTCTGAAAATTATTAACCCCAGCCTTAGCATTAAGAACATTTTCAAATGTTACAGAATTTTGAAAAGTGGTAGTAGATCCAAAAGAGTGAGTTCCTGTCCAAGAATAATTTGCAGATGTGCTTGCTATACCAGCTGTTGGATACCAAGTGTCTGTTGCACTATCGTAGATATAGGCAACTTTTGAGTTAGAGGAAATAGTTGTCATTATTCGTAGCTCCAAACTTGATATGTTCCACTGTCAAAACTTCCTCCGTTGGCAAGCGATATTTGTGCAGATGTAATTGCTGTAGAATTAATAAAGTATCCAGTATGTGACTCGCCAGTTCCAGTTATTGCTACTGGTTTAACCAAAGATGCAGTTGCAGATAAATCTACACTAATAATGTTTACTTGAGTAGACGAGTCCGTGACTTCTCCAAGGTCAAACCCGTTTGCTGGTGTTGAGTCTGGATATAAAACATAAGATGCTGTAGAGATAGAGTTAAACCTAATTCTTAATCCATCATCTATCGTATTGTTATGACTCCAGTTATTTAATAAGATATAAAATTTTTGTCCATCGATGCCAGATACGCTGATTGATGCTCCTAGCATAGATCCTGAAGAAATTAATTGCCAATTTGGTGAGGTTGGTGTTGGTGCTGTACTATTTGCATCTACCCAAATAAAACCATCTGCTGGTGAAACTGGTTCTGTTGTAGCGTAATCAGATCCAACGCCAACAGCTTCTACCAAATCTATTCTAGTGTCTAATGCCTTAAGGTGTCCTGCAACAGAATTGGCTACTATCTCTCCTGGATCAGTTCCTATTTCATCTACAGTTGGAACAGTAACAGATCCATAATGATATAGTTTTAGGGCTGCCTTGATGTCAGCAGCATCGTCATACCCAGGAATTTGCGTTGGGTATATTGAGCCAATACTTTCAGAAGCCATAAACTATCACCAATTCAAATTATATCACATGAATTTAAGAGATATTGTTCTTTAGGGTAACCAAGATATGTACTGTTTGTGAGCCTGTAAGTGGTTGCCAAGAGCCAGAAGAATACTCTATAGCTTTTATCGAAATTGGTAGAGCCTGAATAGATCCAGGGGTTATATCTAATACTGTTGTTCCAATGCTTACTGGATTTTCATTTAGTATATTAACTTGCACATTGAAATCGTCAGAGGAATATGTGCCAATTAAATCTTCTGAAACAAAATTAGATAATAGAATTTCTATTGGGTCTAACGATGTTCCGCTAGAATCAAAAGCTACTGTTTGGTTATAGCTATAAATGGTTGGACTTAGTCTAAGAACTTTTGCCCAATTTAATGCACCACCAACTTCTGGCAAGTATTGATATACAAACTGATATTCATCATCTGTTGGGTTAACGTTAATGTATATGTCATATACCTTTAGATCTGTTGGAAAACTAAAAGCGTCTGGCTTTTGGCTACCATAAAATATTAAACTTCCACGCTCTCCCTGTGGTCCAAAATCAACATCTAGACTAATTTCTGCTGGGCCACCAAGAACAGTTAGATCATCTGAAGATAAAAGAACCTCAGCCATTAATCTCCAGCCATCCTTGTAACATCTGCTGTTACTGTAATCTGTCCACTTAGAAGGGTATAAATCTTATCTGCACCGCCTGCTACTGGCTTTTTAATTTGAACGTCATACTGATATGTTGTTCCAGGTGTTAGCTGTTTTCCAATACCGCCAGGTATTTGACACAAAACAGCATTATCTGAAATAGTGGCTATGCCTTCATATGTTGTAGGTCCTGCTGGACGAGTTGTAGAAATAGTAAACTTAGTTGAATATCCGCTTAAATTGAAAGTTGACCCAGTAGAGTCTTTTGGGTAAATATTAAACTCATACAGGTCGCCCTGATAATAATTAATGTTATAAGTACCTGGAAATGCCATAGGCCTATTATAGCATGACTAAGCTACAGAAATCTCAATTGAGTGTAGTTTTGCTATTGCATTAAGGTCTGTTCTAATTTGTGGAATTGCTCCCCCAGACCTACTTTGTTCGCTTTCTATATAAAATTTTTGAACAATTGACATTTCATATTCAAATTGATATTTTAGGGTTCCAACTAGGGTGCTTATGGCCTTATCAGATGCTGGAAGATATGTTCTAATCCAAAGCTCAGTATTATTCGAAAATGTTTCTACTGAAAAGGTGTAGGCTACAGTTACCTGAGATCCAACCTTTAATGATTTAAGCATTATCTTTCTGGCTTCTGAATTATAAAGGCTTCCAGTATCTCTTGGCAAAAAGTCTTCATTTTTCGTTTTTGAAGCTTCGACAAATACTGTTACCCAGCCATCTTCTCCTTCATCTGCCCCAAGCTTAAACATTAAATCTTTAGAATTTGTATATCTTGCCCAACCAACATCTTGCTCATAAACTGGAAGGTAGGTTTTTCCATCTTTACCATTTTTACCTGGTTCTCCCTTTTCTCCACGATCACCCTTTTCTCCACGATCACCTTTATCTCCACGAACACCTGCTGAGCCTGGATCGCCTTTTGGCCCTGGCGGACCTGGAACTGGAATATAAGAAACAGCATTTTCTGGCTGCTGCACCTGTTGTGCTAATTTGGCATAGTTGGTTTTTTTGCTTGATGGAAAATCCATGCTTTTGCTAATAGACATTCCATCTCCTACTTGGTTGTCTTAAAAACCTTTCCACCAACTTTAATAACTGGGGGAATTTGTGGTACATTATTAGAAATCTTAATAACTGGCATTATAGTGTCCCCGTAACATCTCCAAGAACTGTTATTGTTCCGATTAGTGGTGTCCAGGTGGTTCCATCAATGTCTACTTGTAAATCAAATGCCAATTCTGCAACTGTTGAGCTATACCCATTGCCCCAAAACTCTGTGATTTCGGCTGGGGCTGTAATAATAACATATCCTGCATAGCCTTCTACTTCTAGCTCGTCTAGAATATCTCCCCTAAAATCATAACTGGTTGCTGAAAATGTCCAATCTGAGGTATCAAATGGGGTTTCTTCGTCATTTTCGTAGAAATCTACCCTTAGAGATGCGGTATCGCCTCTAACGACCTGCCATTTAACATTTGCAGGGTTAGCACCAAAAATTTCAGGAGAGCAAGACATAGTATTATTATACCTACTAATATAAATAAAAAGCTAGTACTTAAAGTAGTGTGGGTATGAGAGACAACTCTAAGTACTAGCAAACCTATTATATCAAATCAGATAACGAAATTATAAAAAATCAAGTAAATAAAGGCTTGTTATATAAAGTTTATAAAATTGTTATAAAAGAGTTATCAAATTTAACTTGTATTTTGGACAAATATCTGGTAGCATATATATTCTTTAATTATTTAATATATTTAATATTTATATATATTATACACTATATCTTTATATCTAGATAGTTTATATATTATATATATTATTTACGAGCTATATGGTCTAAAAGAGTATCATATAGCTTATCTAGCTTCTCTTCAAGCTTTTCTGTTCTGTCTTCAAGTCTTGTTACCTGGTCTTTAATGCTTGATCCACTATTGGGCTTAAGCTCAGATTTAATTTCTGCAAAATAATGCCTTACGAGCCAGCGAACTCCTAGACCAGTTGAGGTAATTATTGTTGAAATTCCGACTATAATGCCGATCCATGATTCAATTGACATAATAAGATTATTATATGGGCTTTTTTTAATTTTGGTACAATATATAGTATGTCTGTTTATCATTTGCACATACCCAGAACTAGTGGTATATTTATAAGAGAATTTGCAGTTCATAGTCTGCCTGGTAATATTTTTTCCAGACATAACCGTAAACTTCCAAATAACTTTTCTGAATATGATATTGTCAGTGGTCATTTTGCAACTACTCCAATAAAAGATACAGACGTTAATTTTGCAATATTTAGAAATCCAGTAGACTTAACATTTAGCTATATTAGTTATCATCTTGGACATTATCCACATTTAACATTTTCCGAATTAATTGAAATGTATATAGATACTGGAAAAATAGAAAACTTTGTAAATATTAATTCAAAATTTTTAACTGGTGAAATAGATATAGAAAAATATAATGATAATATATCAAACCTATTATATAGAGCAGAAAGTTGTTGGTTCGTAAAAAACTACGATACAGATATTTTATCTTTTTCAAAAACTATAGAAAAAAATAAAACAATATTAATAGATTTTGATGATACTAATAGATATGATAAAATTAGTGATATTCTAGGTGTTAAAATAGTCGGTAATAAAATAAATCAGTCTAGACCTATTAAGGATAGGTTAAGAAGCAAGTATAATAACTTGATAACAGAATTAAATTCGTTTGATCTGGAGGCGTATGAGTACCTTAAAAAACAAACGTGATAATTGGAATTTTATGGAATTTGGTGAGGTCTCAATATCTAATATAAAAAAAGAAATTTTGTCTTATTACGAAGAGTGGTTACTAAATACTACTAGACAAGAAACTCATCCTACTCACAAGGATACCTTTGCAATTGAGCTAACATCCTTAGACTATGCTCATGGAATCGGTTCTCCAATAGACTGTATAACTAGCAGAAAATTTGTAAACGAGTATGCAAAAGCGGAATATCAGAATTTGGTAAATAAGCTAGAACAGCTTGTAGGCGGTAAATTAATCCGTTCGGAGCTGATTAGCTTAAAACCAGGAGGCAGAATTCGTACACATAAGGATAGGTCAGATGTTTTATATACCGCTAGAAGATTTCATATTCCAATCAAAACTAATGAGCATGTAATATTTAGTGCGGGATCCGAAGCAAGAAACCTTGAAGTAGGTAAATTGTATGAACTTAATAATATAAATTATCATAGTGTAAGAAATAACGGAAAAGATCATAGGATTCATCTTTTGTTGGATGTGCTTCCAGAAGAATATCTACAAGGAATAAGGTTCTTAGATGAGACTTAATGACGGAAAGTATTTATGCCCATTTTGCGTTAGCAGCTGGGATTGTGATGGCCCACATATTGAAGAAAAATATTTAGAAAATTTTTACGAGCGATTGGAATATATGCGTGAGGATTTGGCAGATTTGGCAAAAGAAGAGGTAATTAAGTTCGCTGCCAAAAACGACATAGACCTTTTAGCTCTAGAAAAATCTATATACAGTAAAATAATGAATAGGGTTTTAAATTAAATTCGGCGGTATATAGAGATACCATGCACAACAAACCACAATATGTGCTAATATGTGCAAATATACCTAATATGCCAGGTATTGACAATAAGCCCCCTATGCTATAATATTATCTGTGGGAGACGTAACCTTCTTTGATTTGTTTGATCCAAACCAACCTAGATCTGACAAAGAACTTATTGAATCCCGCCTAGCCATATGCAATACATGCCCATGGTTTAATAAAAGACTTGTTAAGTGCAGGAAATGTGGATGTTTTATGAAGCTTAAGACTACACTTGTTCAAGCTCAGTGCCCGATAGGAAAATGGTAAGTGTTTTATTGTAAGGATGCTACAGAGATTTTTTTAGAAAAAGAGTCTGTGGATTTATTTTTTACACTACCGCCGTATTATGGCACACTAAATAGTGGACGTGAGGCTCCTGTTGGAGAATATGGAAATTATGAACAACAAATGGCTAATGGAAGTCAGGAAGAGTATCTTGACCGCCTAGTAAAGGTTATGAAGCATATGGAGCATGCTTTAAAACCCACTGGTTCTATTCTTATAGGAATACTTTCACAACCACTGCTGTATTATTTTATAAGTTCTGTAATTAAAGAAACCAGTCTATTGCCACATCACCCAATTATTTGGGAATACGGCAATATGCCAAACAATAATGAGCGTAGCAAAATCAAACATAATAAAACTCAAGTATATTTTTTGCATTTTAGCAAAGGAAGTCCAAAATTCAAAGAACTTGAAAAAATGATAATTGATATTCCTTGGCAGCTAGATGCAGAATTAATTAACATAGAGGGCCATACAGGCGATTCAACTCCACTAGATTTTTGTAATATTATAGTTAGCCACTTTTCCGAAGAAGGGGACACGGTTGCTGATATAATGGGTGGTACTGGATCGGTGGCACACGCCTGTATAAACCTAAATAGAAACTTTATTTATAATGACGTGTCAGAAGATCAAGTCAGGATTGCAAAAGAGCGTATAAGAAAAGCCAAAAATTTGGAAGGAAAAGAAATGAGTAATACAGAGCAGGCATATACACCAACAATTGAAAAAGAAGATCTAGCACCTGGAATAGTTGTATATAAGAATGTTATACCAGGATACGAACAACTAATTCCTTACGTTGAGCAAATGACTTATGCTGGAATGGCTGAGTGGAATATGGAAATGATATCTGGAAGCTATGTTCAGACTATGTCATTCCCATACCCCCAAGAATTTAAGGATCCAAACGACTTTTCGGTTACATTTGAGGAAAGAATTGCTTTGGTTACTGCTGGATTTATGGGATTTGTTGAAAAAGACTATATTGAATCAAATGCATTGCCACAAAAACTTCATGACCAAATAGGGCTTATGAAATATAGCACAGGCACATCTTTTCCATTAAGTAGTAATCAAGATACAAACGCTATTACCATAATGTACTTTTTGAATGATGATTATTCAGGAGGTGCCCTGGAGTTCCCAGAGCTTAATTTGACCTATAAGCCAAATGCAAATGAAGTTGTTATTTTGCCTTCAGTAAAGGGCTATGAATATAGCATATCAAAGATTGAAGAAGGAACCAAGTACTCTGTTATTACCTATATCAGAATGAGAAAGGCTACTTAGGCTCAGGAAGCTTGCATGGGCAGTTGTTATTGCAGCCACATGCCATTTTGTGAATAATACGCATATAAATATTATAGCGTATTATAGTTTCCAAAATTCGTCTTCCGTTACCCAAACAGGCAAAGTATATCTATCTTCGTATACTGTAGTTACAAAATGCACATATTGATCTCCAGCAGATGGAAATGTTACTAAGTCTCCAGCTTTTGGAGAATATTCATAATTTAATTTTGGAAAAACCAAAGACCCGCCTTTTTCCACATCATTTAAATAAATAATGCCACTATATTTTACATGTAAGGCAGCGTCACCTTCTTGATCAGAGTGCTCCTGGACCCACCCACCACTAGACTGTTTTGCAAAATATATATCAGATAAAAATAGATCTTTTTCGTTTGCATAAATTGCCCTAATTGTTTGTTCCACTTTGGGGAAAATTTTATTTCTTACGATAGGCTCAATATCACTAATAATTGAAAGATTTTTATTGGTTGTATATTTTTCATAAGTTTGCTTTCCAAATTTTAATACCTTGCTTGCTTCTCCACATAGACGGCTTCTTTTCATTAAATGATCATTATTGTTTATATATTGCAAATAGAAATCTGCCTCTTCAGAGGTTATAAAGTTTTTAACTATTTTAATTTGCTCTGTGTATTTTTGGTTACCGTCTTCCATTCTCCAATTTTATCACAGCGGATTTTCTAAAAAATCAAAAATATCAAAAATCTGAATATTTTGTAAAGATGTACGATACAGGATCTATTGTAAAAAATGCAAGAAATTAGACTGCACACTGCCAGCACCCGTACGGCCTGCGTTATAAAAATGTTATCTAAAATCTTTGGCGTGTCGCTTGACAATGTCCTACCTACCTAATAATGTATAAGTATCAAAAGATAAGGATAAAAAATGAACAAAACAGTAAAGACCCCAGTAGTAGCAAAGGTATTCTCAATGAGAAAGTTTCTTGCTAAGGCTAGCAGACCAGTTAGGTTCTAGCCTCTAGCGGGGTCTGGCAATAAGGTCAGACCCCACAGCCGCAGCCCAACATATAGTGGGGCAAATAATTTACGATACAACATATATTCCCCCAGATTTGTAGGTTTCCTCAATAAACATTGTGATTATCTACAATAAGAATTTACGGCGTGTATCCCAATAATGTCAGACCCCAATGCTAATGTATAACTAACTAAAGAAAAGGATAAACAAATGAGCGTAATGGTATTTCTAAATGACGGACATGTAATCAACCCACTATTTCACCCAGACCAAACAGCTGAGGTAATTGGCTACTACACTACTGAGTTCTGGAAGAAGGAAATCAAGGGCTTTAGAGCAACGCTAGATAATGGTGATGTTGTTGAGGTTGGAACTGTAGCATGAATTGGAGAATGTGTTGGGTAGCCGTTGAGAGAAAAGACTATGATACCTATATTGGAAACTATGTTCCTGATAAACAGGTAGGTAAATACATAATTAGATTAGAAAAATTTGGTTATAAAGTGGAGAGTGTGCATTGGTACAACAACAACAAATAATTGATACCCTGCTTTTTGCAATAGGTTGGTTTCTTAGTTATCTAATCGTTATCAGATAACGGCGTGTCGGATTTGACTTTGTCGGATCCCCGTGCTGCGGCCCCAGGGGGGGGGTGGGGAGGGCCACCAATTTACGAAGAGATTAAAAAATCCCCCAGATTATTCTGGGAAATATTCAACATTGCAATCCTCACAGAAAAGTGACGTAAGTAGGTCATTGTCATCATAGAGGGCAACAACATAGTGTGGGTCACAGGCAACTGGGACAACAATGGTGACAAAAGCAGGGGCGGGGGTGGTGGTGGACATAGGGTTCCTTTCTCGAACACCAGAAATCTAGCATAGACATCAGACATTTTTGTGGAGGGTGGTGGCGTGTCGCCAGGGGTGACTGCTAGATAGCCCTACCTACCTGGTAGCCCTGCCTACCTGGCATACCACCCCAGGGGCGGCTGCGGCCCGCCCCTAGATGTAGTGGTCAAATCGGATCTTAAGACACAAGATGTAGTATCCCCAGAAATTATAACAAAATGATAACAAAGACGGCGTGTCGCTTGCAAAATGTCAGACCCCTATGTTAGTGTAATCATAGTTAGAAAGGATAAATAAATGAAGGTTCACAAAGTATGGTTGTATTTCACAGAGTATGCTTGGGTTGATGTTGAGGCTCTT